CATCGTGATGGGTCTCCCTATAGTGGTTCTCACCGTAAATGTTATGCTGGTGAGGATCTTTTCCTAGGGGATCTTGTGGAAGCTAATGCTACCGGTGTTGCTGGTGAACAGGGTGGAGCTTATCAGGCAGTAGATCGTGCTGGCACTGGTGATAGCATTGTTGGCATTGTTGTTGGTTGGGAGCCCGCCCCTGCTACACTTAATGACAAATACTGCCGTTCTGGTAACGTAGTTTATATAGCAGATACCTCTACCTTGATTCTTGAGGGGCAGACGGTTAGTAATGGTCTTGCTGCGGCCGATGTTGGCCTTAATGTGGACTTCGTGGTTACTGCTGCTGGTAGTCTAACTACAGGAGAATCCGGATATGAGGTTAATGATGCAACGGAAGCTGTTACGGCTACTCTTGATCTTAAAATCATAGGTTTGGTCGATCGTCCAGATAATGACATTACCTTGGCTAATATGAAAGTCTTGGTTATGACTAATAAGAATTGGTCAACTGACCAAGTCCTCGGCGTCTAAGGGAGGGATATATAGATGGCTATTACTACAGGTAGTTTTGCAAAAGCCCTTTGGCCCGGCGTTAATTCTTGGTTTGGGCAGGCTTATAAAGAACATCCAGTCGAGTATACTGGTTTGTTCGATACTAGTTCTTCTCGCAAATCGTTTGAGGAGGATATGGGGACCAGTATGTTTGGTCTTGCGGCAGTCAAAGCAGAAGGTGCCAGCGTCAGTTATGATCTTGCACAGCAAGGATTTTTGACTCGTTATACCCATGCTGAATATGGGCTAGGTTTTATCATTACTCGTATAATGGTTGATGATGACCTTTATGATGTGATTGGGAAAAAGAGAGCACAAGGTTTGGCATTCAGTATGCGCCAAACTAAGGAAGTTATCGGTGCAAATGTGTACAATAGGGCCTTTACATCTGGTTATACTGGTGGTGATGGCTCCATTCTCTTGGTTAGTACCCATCCTAATATTGCTGGTGGCACTTACAGCAATGTAACTACCGCTGCTACTTTGTCTGAAGCGGCTTTGGAAGATCTAAGTATCGCTGTTATGCAGGCTAAGAATGATCGTGGTCTCAGTATTTCCTTGATTCCACAAAAGTTGATTGTCCCTCCTGCGTTGGTTTTTGAAGCAGATCGTATTCTTAATAGTCCTCTTCGTGTTGGTTCTGCGGACAACGATCTTAATGCTCTCAAGCATATGGGTAAGTTCCCTGGTGGTTTTGAGGTAAATCATTATCTTACTTCGAGTACAGCGTATTTCATTAGGACTAACTGTCCTGATGGTATGAAGTATTTTGAGCGTCGTGCTGATGATTTCACGATGGATAATGACTTCGATACCGATAATGCGAAGTACAAGGCTACTTTCCGTTGTAGTTTTGGATGGACTGACCCAAGGGGTCTGTACGGAAATGCGGGGGCCTAACATAGGCAGTAGTTAAGGATAATCCCCCTCTTTTGAGGGGGACTCCTCATAAATTCCCTTTTCTGAATAAGGGAAGTTGACCCTAGCTTAATAGAGTTAGGAGACAAAGGAGATATATAATGGCAACAACTCATTTTAATGGTCCAGTATACAGTAAAAATGGTTTTCAAACTGGGACTGGTTCCGTTGAATCTCTCACTGTAGCACAAACATTGACTGCTGCTCAAGCAGGCAAAACTTATTTACTTGATGGTGGTACTGGCTTAGCGATTACTCTACCAAGTGCTGCTACGAAGGGATTGTACTTTAAATTTATTGTTACTGCTGCTTTTTCTACGGATTATGTTTTTACTGCTACTCCAGCAGATAGTTTTGAGGGATGTGTTATAGAAGCGGGTGCAGTTCAAGATGTAGACGCAGCGGATACTATCACTCTTGAGGATGGAGTAGAGAATATAGGTGATTTTATAGAGTTTTTCAGTACAGGTACTTATTGGATAGTGTTTGGTAACTTCCTTACTGCTGCTTCAGTAACACCTGCTGGTTAATAATAATTTAAAATAAGAAGGTTGTCTCTCCAAGGATGGAGACGCTTTTATAATGAAACTCATATGTCTATGAGTTTAGAGGCTAACCTTAAATATAGGAGAACAAAGATGGCAATGAATACAGTTTTAATGCTGGAGAATAGTGATGGTACTTCTGGTTTAGATCAGAAATTAGGGCATACTGATGGGTGGGCTCATATTATGAGTCCCGCTAACGCTTTTGGCACTGTTACTTCAAATGAAGTTAATGGTACTGGTGCGGCAGCGAATACTGCATTTAATTATGCTAATGGTCTAAATGGAGTTACCGTCAGTAATGGTCCTACTACTGCTGCTGCATATACTGCTGCTCAAGATGCATATGTATATGTTGCATTTAATAATACTTCTATAAATGATCCTGCTACTGCTGGATTACGCTATTGTATTCCCCCTAATAGTAGTATGACTCTAGCTTTTACTGCTACTCCATTGCCCACGACTATGACATTGCGTGTAACAAACGCAACCTGTAAGGCTTCTTTTGTAGCTGTTGAGAATTAATAATGATTCTTCCAACTGTCTATAATAGGAAGAATACAAATATAGTGCCCCCTTATGATAGTCGTAATTATAAACTAATTGATAACTTTAATAGAGCAGAAACCATCGCTGTTAGTTCTACTCCTGTATATTCTATAAATAGTACTTTATGGTTTCCCTCTACAATAGCTGTTGGAGGAGAGGCTTTTCAATGTTCACCAGCATTCTTGAGAAGGGTAACTACTGCTGCTGATCCAGATGGTGTCTTACATATACAAGATATTGGAAAAAGATTAAGACTTAGTGCGTCAGTAATATTAGGTACTAATGGGGATAGAGTAGAGTTTACCTTAAGAAAAAATACAGGTACTCCTGATGAAGATGGGCAACTTAATTGTATGGTTGTTGGTGTTCGCCAGAATGCATCTGGGACAGTATTTCAAGTTAAAACAGGATTTAAAGATCTAGGGGTAGCTAATGATACTCCGGTTATGGATGGAGGCATAGCATTCTGGAATACAGTAGGAACTGTAACAGTTGGTGCAAATGCTCGATGTGAAGTTTATATAGAGGATCTAGGAAATAGAGTTAATATGAAAGTAATTGGAAACTCCTCTTATAATCTCACTGATAATGATTATTCTTGGTCTGTGCCAGAAACATATATAGATAACACTGGTTTTGGAATAAATATTAATGATGGAGATGTAACATCTACTAAAGTAATGAATTTGAGGGTGTGGTAATGTCTCATTTGCATATAGCACTCAGATCAAGTTCGACATCAACAACGGGTAAAGTGATTGTATTTAGTTTAATATCGACTAATCCTACGGTAACAATCGGTAATATAGTATATACAGTTGGCAGTGGATTAACTGCTGTTAGTATTGGAGAAGATGGTGTAGGGGGAGTTACAGATTCAGCGGCGACCGCCCCAGTTGCTTTATACTCATGGATTACGGGAACAATTTCAGGATTATCGCCTAATAAAGAATATCCAATAACAGTAACTCAGAATGCTTATTCTATAACTGGAACTTTAAGAACTATGCCTGATAGTACTTCTGTTAAAATAGGAGGTGCTTTTGTATCTTGTGATCCTAATGAGGGTATGTCAGTAGGTTCGTCTAAAGGAGCATGGGGTTATATTAGAGAGCAAGTAGAATTAGGTAAGGTGCAATTTGTAATACATACTGACGATCATGGATATACAGATTCTTATACTTTAGATAAATCATTATTTGATAGTGGAATTAATGATAGATTTGCAGTACAGAGTCCTACCACAACATCCAGAGAATATACTTATGCTCTGGGATATGCAAGTTACCTAGGATTAATCCCTTCTGATACTCGTCATCATGATGAAGATAAAATATGGTGTCACCACAATCTACCATTTGTAGTGGGAACAGGGGATCATGAATTATTACAAAATCCTGAAGATGGGACAAGTGTTACTGCTGCCCATCTTATAGATGGGTTTGCAGCTTATAAGAAAACAGTTGGGGCTTGTGCTTTAGGATATTTAAATCCTTCTGTTAATGCAGCTACAATAGATCGAATTGGCCCCTTGGAAATTATAAATTATGATCGAGTTTTTGGATTAACAGCAGCTACACAAGTGTTTGATCCTGTAGCTCAAGAAAGTAATAATATACTAACAGTTAATTCTGCGGCTGCAACTATTAGATGGTTAGGAACAGCAGCAGATCAGCAAAATGTCATCATCGCAGCGGTAGATACAGAAAGTCCCTTTAAAATATTAGCTATGTCTACTGACCCATACTTTATGATGAGTAAGGCAGATAGATTAACTGCTCTAGCTGGAGCTTGGACTGAGTGGACTTATCTAGGTGCTCAAGATCCTCTGCATGGGAGTACTGTCACAGCAGATGGTACAAGTGAGTGGACGGAGTTAGTAACAAAGAAAGTGGGAGATTCTATAGTTAGTAAATGTATAGAGTATGGGGGCGTCTTAGTTGGGCTACACGGAGATACACATAGACCCTTTGTTACTCATCATTATAAACCAGAAACTCCTACACATCATGCTCTTTCAATGTTTGAATTTAGTGCTGGTTCTGTAGGTGGGAGAGGTCAGAGTCCGTTACATCCAGATATAGCTAATGTAATGCTCGTTGATAATGAGATTTATGGTTATCAAGGTTCCTCTTATATTTGGACTCCTTCAAATACTCCAATATCAGAACCTTCTGTTAATCCTATGAATAGTTGTATCTTGTTAGAAGCAGAAAATGATAATGGTTCCTGGAGATTAACTGTAAATATAGTAAGTGTTCAAGAAGGAACTGCTGAAGGAACTATAGAATATACGAAAACTTTGTTGGCTAATGAAACTCCTACATTGGGATTAGGATCAATATAAGGTGCCAAAGAGAACCCATAATCAAAACACTTTAGTCCTGGGACAGTGGAATGCGATTTGTGATATCTGTGGTTTTAAGTTTAAGTCCTCAGATCTTAGAAAGCGATGGGATGGCTTTATGGTATGCAGGGATGATTGGGAATCAAGGCATCCAGCAGACTTCTTCAGAGGGGTCAAGGATAATCAAAGTACTCCTTGGCTTAGGCCAGAAAGTCAGGATGCTGGAGGTACGGATATAGAAGGAGACACTATCCCCCCTACATTTGATGCTGGGGCTAAAGCTGAAGGAGAAGAACCCGATGCTACTGAGGATGGTTATGTAGATAATGGAACTTTTTCAGATCAAATCATACCTGGAACTATACAACTTTCTTATCCTCCCACCATAAGTGGTACTCCAGATACTTCCATATTTGTAGGGGAATCTTATCTCTTCCTACCGACTGCTTCTGATCCAGATGATGATCCTTTGGTATTTAGTATCACTAATAAACCTTCTTGGGCTACTTTTAGTACCACTACCGGGTCTTTGAGTGGTGATCCTGTCTCTGGAGATATGGGAATATACACGGGTATAATTATTTCTGTATCTGATGGGTATGATACTGTTCCTCTTGATGCTTTTAATATAGAAGTTCTAGCGGGGTTTAATGAAGCCGTGCTAGCAGATATTCCAGTAGGATTCTGGAATCATGAATCTGGAGCATTAGAGATAGATTCCAGCGGTTATGGGAATCATGCTACTACAACTGTAAATGTATCTGAAATAGCTGGTGTACAATCTGGTGCTGGAGACTATGACACTGTTTTAGAATCAAAACAAAGAATACCTAATGCAATTAGTATTCAAGATTTGGGTCTTGGGGGAGGATCTATTATCACCGTGGAAATGGTGATTAAACTAAATGCAACAGCGGGTACAAATAATCCAGTGGTTATTTCTAAAGGACAATTTGGAAGTACAGCTGGCTGGTATGTGAACTTTCAGAATATTGATGGTACCCATCTTAATCAACTAACAATGGCAATATATTCTGGTGGTTGGACTGAGAGGATGCATTTCTCCTCTGCTACAGAAATTCCTATAAATCAGTATTTGCACCTTGTTATTGCGGGAGAATTCTTCTCTGGAGTAAAAAAAATATATATTAATAATGCTCCAGATACTATTTATGATATTAACGACCCTACTGGTTCTCAGACCAGTGATAATGCCTCTGAGTTGTATATTTCTGGGTTTTATAATGCATTTGTTCTTCAAGACACTAATTTCCTGGATGCTTCAATAGATTCTCTTATACTTTATGATTATGAATTACCTGCTGATAGAGTGGCAGCACACTTTGCTTTAACAGGAATATAAATGCCCACAACCTCAACGTATTCTTATAATCCTACCGCTACTACCTTGATTACAGATGCTCTAAGATACTTAGGAGCTATAGAAGAAGGTGGTGTAGCTAGTAGTGCCCAAATAACTGATTGTCTACCCTCATTTGAATTATATATAAAGGGTTTAGGTAAGTATGGACTATTACTCTGGACTATCACTACAGAATCCGTAACCCTGGTAGCTGGGACTGTCAGTTACGTTCCAACAAACAAGTTTCTGAAACTAACAGATATTATTTATAGGGACTCAGAAGGAGAAGATACTAGACTTACACCTCTTTCAAGACAGGAATACTGGGATCTTTCAAATAAAGATCAAGACAGCAACCAACCTACACAGTTTTATTATGATCCTCAAGAAACTGCTCTTGAGAGTAAAATATATATCTGGCCTGTTCCCGATGCTACCGGGGCAGGTAATGGAGAAACACTAGAAGTCACAGGGAACTTACTCCTAGAGGATGTGGGTGATGGTTCATATACTCTGGATGTACCCCAAGAGTGGCTAGAAACAATTAAATATGGTCTAGCTACTAGATTAGCTCCTATGTATGGTTATCCTACTAGCGAAAGACAAATACTATTAGCTGAATATCAAAATCTTTTGAGAGAAAGTTTGTTATGGGATACAGAACAAGAATCTATATACTTTCAACCCCAAGACTATAAATGACTTCTTACGTAGCTAAAGATAGAACTGTAAGACTCCCTACTGTAACTGATTTACAGATAAATTCCTTTAATACGGGAATGATAAATGTTCATGGTTCTTATATTAAGAATGGGGTTATTAGGAAATACCCTAGTGGAACTTTCTACGTAACTCAACGGCCTGGGTTTAGTATATTTAATTCCCCTTCCGACGCTTCTGTTACAGATGTAAGAGGAAGAGGGATCTATTACTGGGAGGAAGTCCCTGCTCTGTACTTTGTTAATAATGACACCGTGTATAAAACAGATTATACCGGGGATCTTGCTCAATTAATCAGCGCTGGTGCACATACTGTAAATATAGCAGAATTAGGGGATAAATTGGTATTCTTGGATCATGAAAATAATGAGATGTGGTATATAGACAGTGACACATCGACTACTCTCAGAAGCATGAATCCTTTTACTGTTACTAGAACTGATATTTCATTTACTAATCCTAGTACCATAAGTACCGTTGCTGGAGATTTCTCCGTGCTTTCTCCAGGGGACATAATCACTATTACAAGTACATCCGGCTTGAATGATGGCACTTATACAGTAGTTACTGCTAGTGCAAGTACTATAACTGTATCTGAGACTACCATTACAACTGAAACTGCTGCTGCTGCTGGAACTGTAGTAGTAACTAGGACTAACTTCAATGCCCTACCACAGAATAATAGCCTCTTCTTAGCTCATGGTATAGTAGTCTTGGATCAAACCATGTATGTGCTAGATTCCAGTGGTCGTGTATGGGGTTCCGCTGTAGCTAATATTCTGGATTGGGATAATGCTCTAAATTATATTACAGCAGAAAAAGAAGAAGATGTTGGTGTAGCTATAGAAAAGCATTATAACAACCTTGTTGTATTTGGGAGAAGAACTATAGAATTTATGTATGATGCTGGCAATCCCACAGGTAGTCCCTTAAGTGTACGAGACGATATTAGTTACAATATAGGGCTGGTTGATCCTCATTCAGTATGGAGAAATGGGGATGATATTTATTTCCTTGGTATAGATACAGTAGGACAGATACAACCCTATCTTCTTAGAGAATGGCGCATAGCCCCCATTAACTCCGAAGGGGATCTATCTTCTTTTATAACTACTACCGCCTCTATTGATGGTATAAATGCATTTGGTGCTGGTTGTTCAAGTGGTGGAGAAACCTTCTATATCCTAACTATTTACAATTTAGATGATGACGATAATCCTATATCGGTTATCACTCTAGTTTATAACTCAAATACTCAGACATGGTCTGAGTGGGAGTTTGCTGGCTCGGGGATAGATAATTTTCCTCTTGTGGGATATACGATTACAGATAGTGCTAGGATAGGAGAGGGTATATTTGCTACAGGGGAATTGTGTTTTCTCTTGGATAACTTCACTCCCTTCGATTCTATAGGTATAGCTACTGATCCTTATGTTACAAGTGGGTATGTTGGTTCAGATTATGTCCTATCAGGAACGTCCGCTAATTCAGACGAGATAGACCTGATCGTAAGATTAGATAATTGGGATAATGGTAATCGCGATTGGAAATTTATGCATCAACTTAGATATGTGGGTGATGAGACCGCTGATCCTAATACTCTCACTGTAAAATGGAATGATGGTAATAATGTGCCTGAATCTTACACTCACAGTAATACCATTGATGTAAGCAATGGTAATAACAAGATAACTCGTCTAGGTAAGTTCAAGAGTAGGAGTTTTGAGTTTGAGTACTCGGGTAATGAGCAGATAAGATTTGAAGCCATAGATGTAGATATTTCAGAGGGTACTCACTAATGGCTTATCTTGAGGCTCCTCCATACACCGTGAAGGAATTTGAATTTAAGTGGAGGAATTGGCTCAATAATGTATATGAGCAACTCAGGGGGCCTAGATGGAAGGTGCTTACTTATGCACCCTTTACAGGGGTACTTGGTTCTGTAACTCCCCCCACATTGAGTTCCTTTGGTACTGGTGCTTACGGTCGAGAGTATGAATTTAATAGAGGGGATCTAATTTATGGGGAGATTAAGATACCCTCAGATATCGTTCCTAATTCTCAATTTTATATTGATCTTCATTGGTCAACTGATGGTACAGGAACCGGTAATGTTGAGTGGGTTATGGCCTTTGCTCTAGCTAAAGAAGGAGCTATCTTTCCTGCTGCTACTACTCTAACTGTTATTGATGCTGCTAATGCCACAGCTTGGTATCATTCTGTTTCTGAAGTAGAAACGGCTATAGATATAGAGGAACCCGAGACTGTTATTATAGGAAATGTAATGAGAGGAAACACTTCAGATACTTATTCAGATACAGCTGCCGGTCATGTCTTCCTCTTATCTATAGGATTACATTATCAATCAGATAGATTTGGAACTGTTAATAAAGATAAAGATTTTTATAGGAGAGGGAATTAATGTCGGATCTAGTTACAAGATATACCAAGGGTTCTGCTCTAACTCATGAACAGTTAGATACTCATGTTGTTGAGGAATGTCTGACGTATAATGGAGCTACTCTTACCTTAGACCAGACTCATAATCGGGATCATATAGTCCTACAGACAGGAACTACAGCAATACAGTTTACTGCCACAGCTACTCTTAGTGCTGCCCTAGACGCAATTTCAGCCAGTATCCCTATAGGGTGGTCCTGCAAGATAAGTAACAACACTGGTGTGACTGTAACCATAAATGGTGCTGGGGTTCAGTTCAATGGTGGTACTGGAACATATCCCTTGATAGATAATGAATCTGTAACCGTAGGTTTTGATAATGTTAGTGCTACTAAAGGCTACTTCCTTATAAGCAATGGGCCTTTTCCTCGTGATGTTTTTCTACCAGCGGAATCAGTTGGAACTGGAACGTCTATAACTCAAGCCACAGTGGGTACAGTTGAGGAAATCTCTTTAACTTTTGCTGGCGTATCGGGCAGTCTTACTGGAAGTCCTCTAATACGTATTGGGAATGGTGGAGCCCTTGACTCGACGGGGTATGCTGGAGCATGTTTCGCTAGAGGATCAGAAGAAGACACGGGGACTACAGGTGCTCAACTTAATTCAGCGGCAGCAAGCGCGAGCGAATCATATAGTGGGAATGCTACGATTCGGCATCTTGGTAGCAATGTATGGAATATCTCAGGGTGGTCTTATAACTCGGCGGCAGCGGGAGGTGATGGTGCTGCATTACAATACACGGTTACACTTGCTGGTGCGTTGGATATTGTTGGATTAGCCATTACATCTGGTGTTTTCGATGGCGGAACGTGGCGCGTTAAATATACGAGAAGTGCATAATAGAACTTCTTAAGAGGTAATAAAAATGGGACTATTTGATTCAATTGGGAAAATCTTTGAGACTGGACAGAATATACTCAGTGGTGGTAAAACTGGTACTCTGCAAGATATAGCTAAGAACTACAGGAATGCCTACAGTTCTGCCTCCCAAGATGTTATAAAATATCAAGATCCTTATGTCCAGGGGGGACTAGCGGGGTTGAAGGGATATCAAGGCTTAGGAGAATTCGAGTTTGGTCCTGAGAATTTTACTCCCGGTGCTCCAGAACAATACCAAGCTCTACAACAGCAGATACAACAACTTATATCCGGTGCGGGTGATCTTTACACTACGGATGCGAGAGGGCGTAAAAAGCTAGATCAGAACAAACTTAATCAACTACGTACTCAAATAGCTCCCTTGATGCAGCAACTACAAAAGAAATCTTTCTATGATCCTAGTTATCAATTTAGGCTCAATGAAGGATTAGGTGCTGTAGAGAGAAGCCAAGCCTCTAAGGGCCAATACTTTAGTGGTAATACTCTTGCTTCTTTACAAAGTAGAGGCCAGCAAGAAGCGTCCCAAGAATACCAGAATGCTTATGAGCGAGCTTTATCTAGCTATAACACTAACAAAGGTTATTATGGAACCTCGATGGCATTAGGTTCTCTTCAAGCTCAGGGATTAGGGGAGAATCTAGCTGATCTTGCTCTTGGAAGAGCAGAGACAGGAGCAGGTGTAAGTATGGCTAAATCTCAAGTTAATCAAGATATTCTTAGTAGTCTTACTGGAGGTATATATAATGCTGGGAGGGAAGAAGGTTCTACTCCGGGTTTTGATCTAGCAGCACTTGGGAAAAAGATTGGAGGACTCTTCTAATGGCCGTTAATGCAAGAATATCCCCTACAAGTTTAGCCTTCTTAAAGGAGTTTGGAGAGTCCCCCTCTTTCTTGAGTCAACTGAGAGAAAGAGAAATTCAAAATAGAGAGCTCGCTATTAAGGAAAAAATAGCTCAAGGTTCAGCAGAAAAGAGTGACTTTGATATATTTAAAGGCTTACAGGAAATGGGGTCGGAAGCTGACACGCAAGCTAGGATGGATCAAGCAAGACTAATGACAGGCCCTCCTCCTCCTCCCGGCTCCCCTCCTGAAGCTGGAGTAGAATTCTATCGCCAGTTATATCTTAATATGGGCAAAGCTAAGGTAGATCCTAGAGAAGTAGCTAAGACTGATATACCACAAGCCTTTGGAATGTGGGAGACTAAGGGACCACTGGCTACTGCTACGGCTACTGCATCAGGGACACAACCAGGAAGTCCTTACTTAGAACAATTACAAAAATCTGAAGCAACTACATTTACAGAACAGGGAAAATTAGCACAATCAGCAGCAGCAGAACTTAATTCTGCTAATGAAGCCTCTAAGCTAGTTAATAAAGGTATTATAACCGGATTTGGTGCAGATTTTATCACTGGTTTTGGTAACTTTCTAACTCAAACAGGACTATATAAAGGAGATGCTGTATCTAATACTCAAACATTTGCTGCTAATAGAGCACAGGCAGTAGGACAATTACTAGGATCAGGTATCCTTGGTGCAGGCACCGGTATTACTGAGTTCGACGTACAGTTTGCCCAAAATATGTCTGCTGGTAAAATAACTATTACAGAGGATTCCATAAAGAGAATCATAGAACTTAATGCTAGGGTATCTAAGAACATTATAAAGAATTACAATAAGAAAGCATCTAAGATACCAAAGGAAGCAATTCCCTATGAACTCACTATAGAAGCTCCCCAGTTTAAACCTTTCTTAACTGGGAAGAATTATTCAACTGATAATGCACCTCCTCCTGGAGAATGGAAGTATGGTGATCTATGGGGCAATCAAAGATATATAGGTGGCCCACCCAACTTAGAAACTAGTTGGGAGTCTATGTCTGTTTGGGAGCAATAATGAATCCTTGGGATTTTTATCAATCTAAAGAGCAACCTCCTGCTGGAACTGCTGTAACTACAGTTCAGGAGAAACCTATTTCTAATATAGTTACTCAACAGCAACAGCAAGGAGAACTAAATATTGATGATCTTATAACCACTGCTGCTAATAAGTATGGGGTTTCCCCTATCTTGATGAAATCTTTATTTAAACAGGAGAGTGGTTTTAGGCCAACAGCAGTTAGTTCTAAGGGGGCAGTTGGCATAGGTCAGCTTATGCCCAAGACTGCTAGAGAACTAGGGCTAGTAGTAGATGAGAATAATGATGAAAGATTGATACCAGAAAAGAATGTAGATGCTTCCACTAGATATTTAAAGAAGATGCTTGATGCTAATAATGGGGATATAAGCAAAGCCTTGGCTAGTTACAACGCTGGACTAGGCAATGTTCAAAAGTATGGTGGTGTTCCTCCTCCTGAATTTGCAGGGGGTGAAACACATAATTACGTAAAGAGTATCTTGGCTAATTATCAATCTCAAGGTGGCATTGAGAAAACTATAAAGACTCCTTTAACATATGATAAACCTGTGCAACCTTGGGACTATTACAAGGATTCAGAGGAAGTAGCTAATGAAACACCAAATTTCTTTAAGAGAGTATATGAAGATTTTAAAGAAAGAGGTACTAAACTTAATAAATTAGAGAAACAGTTATTGACTGGTGAAAGGCCACCTCTTGAAGCAGCTATTAATATAGCCAACCAGGGTGTTGCTGGCCCTTTAATTGATGTTATAGGTGAAGGACTACAGTCTGCTTTTAATGGTGCTAATTCAGCTATAAAGATGCTAGCACCTAATCTTGGTGATGCAGTGTCCACGAAGATTAAGCAAGGTTTTGAGCACATGGTCAACACAGATGTGGGGCAAGCTGGTTTAAAGGCTCTTAATACTTCTGAAGCAACTTGGAAGGACTTTGCAGCTAAAAATCCTAGAACCGCTGAGTTATTGGGTTCCATGTTCAATATTGCTACAGTATTTTCCCCTGCCTCTAAAGCTAAAGCTCCCCCTAGCCTACTAGGAGAGAGGGCTCAAGCATTGGATAAACTAGCGGGTAAGCAAATAGAAGAAAGCAGAAGGACTTTTGTAACTAGATTAATACAGGAAAAAGAAACCCCCACTATAGCTAAGGAACATGCAAGGAGAAAGGTTAGCGTGGGTGAAGAAGAGTTTAAAATATACAACCCGGTTTCTTATTTTCAGAGATACGAGGTTATACCATCAAAGAAAGAAAAAGAGATTGCTGATTTGGTTATGAAGATACCCGCAGTCAGCAAAGCTAGGTCAGTACAAGGTAATTACAATGCCGTGTATGAGGCCAATATCAAAGAAGCTCAAGATTTAGAAAGAACCCTGGCTGGAATGACCACAACAAGGATAGATCCTGTTGTAGCTGGGAGTAGAATACAGACAGCAATGACTGACCTTATTAAAAGTAATCCTACCATTGTGGGGGAACCTGCCTTGGCAGCTAAAGCTAAGTTAGTAGCAGACAAGGCAGCAGCATTTATAAAAGATAACCCAGATAATCCTCTTGGGATGCTAAAGGCAAGACAAGCCCTAGATCATTGGGCGGAATTAAATAAGCCAAACGTATTTGATAAAACCCAAGATGCTTTTACTGTTTCATTAAGAACAGCTAGAACTGAAATGAATGATATGATACCTATGAGTGTTGATTCCAGGCGCAAACAGAATCTAATGTATGAAGCTCAAGATGTTTTAGATTCTAAAGCAGCTATTGATGCTAACACGAGAATAGGACGAACTCTTCAGAATGTATTCAGGGTACTTCCACTTAGAGAACGAGCCTTGAGTATAATGGCTCTAATAGGTGGTACTTCAATTCTAGGTGCTGCTCACACTATGGCACCCTATCTTACTACGGGGCTTGGTGTAGCTTTGGTAGTACCCGCTGCTGGCAAGATGATTATGAGTTCACAAGCTAAACAAGGTGCATCTTTACTCATAAAGCTCACCGATGAAGCTATCCTTAAGAGTAAGAATGATCTTATGGTGGCTCAATTAAGGAAGGATAGGATAGCTTTGGTTGAACTACTTAAAACCTCTGCTACATGGGAAGAACTAGAGAAAGAGAGACAAAAGCCCGTCTATAATTCACCGTGGATACGGTAACAGATTACCTAAAGGACAACTATCCATGGATAGCAGGAATAATTACAGCTATTTGGTATATGGTGATTAAGGTAAAAAAAATGATATTTAAGGACTATGTTACTAAAGAGGAATTAGCGTGCTGCAAGAATGAGTTACTTCTAAGACTTGACATGATAGACGATAAAATAGAAAGAGCGTCAGAGACCAACACTCAACGGATCCTAGATGCCTTGATTCAGCAGAAACATGGGCAAGTTTGACTGGAAGGAAGTAGTTAAAACCATTGCTCCTACACTGGGGAAGGTGGTGTCTATAGCTAATCCTATGGCGGGATTAGCTCTCAGCACTCTCTCTGAGGTTCTCCTAGGAAAGCTGGACGGCACAGAAGAGGATATCAGCCTCGCCCTGAAGGTAGCTACCCCTGAGCAATTGTTGCTGCTTAAACAGGCTGACAATCAGTTTAAACTAGATATGGAAAAACTAGAACTTGATTTCTCTAACTTAGATCAACAGGACAGATCAGGGGCTAGGGATATGGCTTCCAAGACTTCCCTGTATCCTCAGATAGCGCTCAGTGTTTTTTATATAGGCGGCTACTTTGGGTTATTGTTCTTATTCGTAACTGGAGGAGTACAAGTACCAGACACTTTAAAGACAGAGTTTAACATGCTCCTTGGTATGCTCAGCGCCCCAATGTTGAATATACTTAACTTCTGGTTTGGTAGTAGTAAGAGCAGTCATGACAAGAATCAACTACTAGGGAACCGATAATATGTCGTACCATACATGTTTTCAAATACCAATGGACCATATATTATCTTTCTTTCCACTGGTTCAAGCCATACGATCATATTATCTATAAATACAGGATGCCAAGCATACCATTTATGCCATTCATAAAGAGGGACTGAAATCTTTAGTTTGAATCTCATATGATTATCTCCAATAACACGAGGGTGTTTCTAGTTATGATCCTCTTCTTGGTGTCACTAACGCCCTCTTTGTACTTAAATCAGCACCCTATGGAAAAGAAAGTTCAGGATTATAGAATAGTTCTTCATTGTACTTCTTCCAATAGCATATGGGGATGGATGTATGGTGAACATGCTGCTAATAGAGTCTTTAAGTTTGGAGATACTAAATATATACATCAGTACCAGAATTGTAAGTTTATTTAGTCCCCTATAACCTCGTATTTACTGCTAAATCTACCATGACTCTCTATTCTGATATGAGTAAGTTCTTCTCTTAAGAGAGTATTCTGAGCTTCTAGTTCTTCACATCTCCTCTTGTAGTGTGAATGTTCCATCTGTTCATAGAGATACTTAGCATATACGTCTTCTTCATCTAGCAGCATTCTCATTCCTCCTCTATAGGAAGATCATTCTCTAGGATAGTCATGTTAACTATAGCTATTGAGGGTATGGTCATCTCTCCACAACCAGATTCCTCTAATCCCAGCTTCTCATCAGAACCATAAATATGAGGGATTATAGTTATAGACTCTTCATCATACCGCAAGATGTACCCTACTGAGGTACAGGTAGCATTGTTTGGTACCTCCCTCAGTACACTCAGTGGTGTCCATGAACTACCTGCCCCCACACTGTCCAGCCATTCCACCTTAGCTATTTTCATGATGTCAACCCCGTTACTTGCTGTTTTATTAGCAATTTTGCATACTCTTTCCTTGTATAATGTTTATTATTAAGATAAACACCATTAGGATATATCCACTCAGGATAGGGAAGTGGTGGAAGTTTACTACAATTATCTCCAACAACCATTGTGCCTTCAGGCTTAACTCTAGCTAAACCAAAGTTGCTCATTTAAAGTACCTCCTACTTCCATCCATGTAATATTAGGTTTATGCTCCATTTTTTAAACAATGTCGCACCCACTTGCGCTGCACGCCAACTCATGTGAAACAGTTGTTGTATCTTCAGTTTCATAAGAAGATAGTTTGCTCCAATCAATATCTTTCGGGAACGACTTAATAGCTTCATTATATTCTTCCTCTGTGCACTCAGAATAAGGTGCTTGTTTATAAACATGGTCTGTGTGGGGAAGGAATGCCACCCCACTCAAAAGATCAAAGTTCCTGTACACCCATGCCCCTACTTCCATCCATTCATGTTCTCGTACATACACTGTGATACTGGGTTTATGCTCACACCAGAATTCTGCGTATACTTTCCATAGCTCTAGTTGTTCTAGGGCAGTCATATCGTCTCTCATTACGGAGCCCTCAGGCGCTTTTTGAGGGAATGAAAAGACTGCTGTAGTATTCTCCTTGCCTATCGCATCTTCTACAGGAACCCCTTGATCCTTTAAAAATTGATAAATAGGGTCTTTCTTATCAGACCTGACAGTGCGTATATAATACCTACTATAACGGGGATGTATACCAGAGGCGGAGTCAACAAGCTGTGATACGGTTCCGCTGGGTTTCACAGCGGTAACAGCGGTACTAGGGCTGATATTTAGCTTAGTGGCCCATTCTGCGTTGGTTTCAATCGCAACATTCTTTAACTCCTCTAATATTTCTGGTAAACTCTTTATGCCTTCTCCAGAACCACTCTCTATATACAAGGCTTTTGGATTACTAAGAATAGGATGATCCATAATACCAGTAAGACTTACTCCTAAGAGCCTTTCTTCTTCAGTGTTCTCTTTCCACTTTTTACTCAAGTACTTAAAGTTAGTGAGTGTGGATTGAAGAGTGCCAAGAATAGTTGCTTTTCTAACCTTTTCCTTTAGAATATCAAGAGTGTCAGAAGGACGCACTACTACTTCTGACAGGTTGCAAAATTGTTTGGATCTCAGAATAATCTCCGAGCAAGGATTCGTCCCAAAATTGTGATCCTGGTCTCTTCGCCCGTTACGAGCAGCAATCTTCTTTGCTGCTACCCTATTGAATATTCCTCTTTCCCCACTCTTGGACTCATAGAGTGATAGCCATTCTTTTAGAAAAATACCGTTGTCTGGCTTCTCGGTATAGCAGACGGAATTATTACTGAGTGCCCGTTGTGCATTTTCATCCCACCATCTGCCTGTTTTGGCATTACGCATGCGCTCATCTGTGAGATTTGAAAGACTGAGTAGAGCAGAACGACGCACACCACCAACAACAACAACGTCTGCAATTTTGCATACCAAATCATGACATTCAATAGAGTTGAGTTTTCTACCCCTGGCATTCTTGAATACTCCTACGGTAAAGTTAAATAGGTCAATAAGAGGTTCGGGGCCACTATTATGACTCACAAAACCATTAGCTATAAAATTATGATTAGGTCCCTCCATAGATAAATCGTATACTCTTTCCTCTCCCACTTTTACTATGGATACAATTTCGTCCCAAGACATATACTTATGGGAAAATCCATCCCCAAGAGTTCTTTCTCTTGCATGTAACTCTTGATGACATTTAGAGCATAGATTAAGAAGATTGTTATGAACATTATTATGTGGATTACGGTCTATATGATGAACTTCAAATCTTGTGTTTTCCCTGCCACACTGCTCACAATATCCTTTACGGTATTCCTTATTTTCTTTTCTCTGTCTAGCAGTAGTTCCCAAACTGTCAGGTTTAATCTGACACTTATCAAAACAGGGCTTGCACTTCTGTGCCTTTCTGCTTATTGACATACCACAAACTACACAGGTACCCGTTCTTTTTTCACTTCCATTTACAGCTATCATGTCTCCTATATTAAATGTATTAAGATACACCCACTCTCCAAGAGCATTCATAAATCTATGATTAGGGGTTGCTTTTATTTTATATCCATTATGAGTAGATACCTCATAAACATGGGAAATTCCGTTGTCTATAACATCAATCAATTTATTGTAATATATTTTCCCTGTCTGTTCCTCTACAGAACGAAGTTTAATTCTATTAAAATGTCCACTTGAAGCTTTTAATTTTACCAAGTCATTGATCGTGATCTCCAGGTATGACCTACTCTTTTTACCTGAGCGATAAACTTTGGTATCTCCAGCGAGGCAAGCCCTACCTCCAAAAGTTTTAAGTCTACTTCCTGCGGGTCGAATCTTAGACATGTCCCATTTGGGTACTTTACCTCCATACAAGAGGGAGATAAGCTCACGATATGAAGACGCCCATCCGATTTTGGAATCAGGTACACCAATGATTGTGTCTGTGTCATAAAATTCCTCTGCTATTTCTGGTAGTTGGTTTATATACTGTCTCTCTACACTGAAGCCAACACCTGTGCCTGATAGCAGGACATACATGATCTCATCGAATGAGCGAACACTACTAAGATCGATGTAAGCACAGTTATAGCAAGAAACATTGCACCTTTCAGCAGCCTTTCCTGCTACCATTAAAGCCCTCATAGAGGGTACTACTTCTAGTCCTAGTATACTATCTCTAATAGTATTCAAGACATTTTTTAATTCTAAGATATCTGTTTCAGATATACTGGTATTATTTTCAGCCTGTCCATATATAAAAGCGATATATCTATCTACTGTTTCAGTAAAAGTCTCTCGCCTGCTTTCCTTATCCAACCAGCGAGCATAACGTGATAGGGCTATATATTGTTGATAATTATTCATGATCTGTAAAACAGTCCTCTTCTTCCCCACCATTTAAAATAGTGACAACTCCTTCTTTAGCATCATATTCTATGGTGTCCATACCCCAATCAAAATAATAAGTTGTTTTCCCAATGATAAAATCACTACTAGATACGTTTCCACAATTCTCCATAACTTTATTTATGAATTCCTTCTCGGTCATAGATATTCCATACCGTTCTTTCTTAGTACGCGTGAGTATTTTCATACATCGCTCTCCGGCTTAATAATTACAGTATCCATTGGACTTGGGCTTGTAAAAGTCCCATGCACAATTATAGTTAGTGCGTTCTTATACTCAAGTTTCTTGTATAATTCACCAACCAGATATAGGAAGGCAGTGACATTCAGTTCATCAACATGTTTGTTAGCTTTTAGAATAGCAACGTTATCAAAAAAGGGGGTGGTTGTTTTAACTTTACACATAAGAGACTCCAGTGTTAATGATAGGTATCAAGAATAGTTTGGTCTTTAGCAGCTTTCTCAGCAGCTTTCTCTGCTTCTTTAGAGGTCTTGTCTTTAACCTTATCCTCTTTCTCCTTACGCCTGCCTTTTACTAGCTTATCAAAATCATTCTGCCATTTACCTTCATAGAGCCAGCCTTGATATCCTGTATACACCAAAACAGCATCCCTATCCGGATAGGATGGGAAAATACTGTTATCAAATACAGCATATTCCAGTAGCCCATTCCTTAGAGGCAGGACATAGATTCTAAAGTTTGCTTCCCTTCCATCGTAAGAGGGGAACATGTACAACCTATCAACAACCTCCTGTTTAGGGAATAGATAAAGAAATTCTTTAATATCTTGCTTAGCCATTGTTAATGTCTCCTTTCAACATTTGGGATACCCTTATACTTTTCATACAGGAATATAAATCCTCCTAAGAGTGCCTTGAATGATATTGGATCACTTACTATTTCATCTACTTCAGAAGTTATTTGAGGATACATAGTATAACATGCTGCTGCCACATCATACAAGAGCTTTTCCCTCCCTTCATTCTCTAAGATTTCTTCTTCAGGGACCATTACTTTTTCATTTTCTTATATATTGACTTTATTAAATCATATACATCGGGTATCTCGGCAGGAGGTAAATTAGTTTCTCTAATCATCCTTCTTATTCTCTTGCATAGTTTAGCGTTCATATTAAGTCCTGAAATTTAACTGGTTTCATGTCTGTATGATCCACACATACATTAATATATCTTGGATCATCAATTTTATTATTATGGCAATGTCCATGAATATTAATTCTACCTCTTAGCACATCGGGGTGAATGGGTGCGTGGGATAGCCAAGCCTTTTTATAGGATACTAAAGAAGCAATCTTGGTAAAATAATCAAAGAAGATTTTAAATGTGACCTTCATATCAGTATCATGGTTTCCTAGAATTAGTCTCTTCTCTCCTGGCAATCCAGAAAGTTTATCCAGAGCTTCATTTGTAAAAGCCACATCACCCAGAAACCATACTAGGTCTCTCTTATGGATGAGAGACTTATAGTTTTCAATGAGTAAAGAATCATTCTCCTCAGAGGAGGAAATCCGAGGTCTAAACTTAGAAATATTGGCATGACCTAAATGCCAATCTGATGTAATCCATACTATGCTCATTCTTACTTAATCTCCCTTGTTGTCTCTCCGGCGCGTGCATCAATATATTTTACTCTATCGTGTAATGGGACTTTGGAAACCTCAACTACTCCCGGAAAGACCCGTCTTCCCATTAATTGTCGAATTTTCCCTTGATATGTAACTGAATCTTTACAGTGAAGAAGACACCATCTCCATTCCTTACTTGTCATACGTTGAATATAAGTTTCACTTTCCCAAAGTCTCGTATCAAGTTGCGCTTCAAATTCTTTTACCATTTGTTTCTTCCTCTTAGTTGGCCAAAACATAATCTATATCTCCACCATCCTGCAAGGATCAAATGGATAACCATAAGCTAATTCATGGTTAATGTATCCCCTTTGATTACTAACAATGTTAATATCATTGTCTATGTAATCTACATTATCATGAGTATGACCATGTATCCATACGGTTATATCCTTGGGATTAAACTCATTAATGATATCACTACAGTACCCAGTAGTTATCGAACTAGGTGCTCCGTAACGAGAAACATTATGACTCTTAAGAGAAGGAGCATGGTGAGTTATTACTACGTTCTTCTTTCTAGGATCAATTGAGTCATGTAAAAATACCCTGGCTTCCTCATGTAGGAGTCTGGCATCCAGGGGTGAGAATCTACTATATAGACCCTTCTTTACTAGTGAAAAATCATTCATTTTATATCGTAATGAGTCATCTGCCTCGCTCCATAGGGTAGTTCCAATGAAGTTTACACCATCCCACACGTATCTGTCATTGTTTAGAAATGTCACATTAGGAATCTCTTCGAATAGGGTGGCTACCTCTAAGTGCAAGTCTGTTATTGAGTTGTGATAAAACTCATGATTACCCAGTATGTAGAAAGTATGATCGAATACCTTTGCACATTCCTTTATCCAAGGAACCCCATTAGAACCAACATGAATATCCCCCGCTAATACTAACACATCGCCAACTTTAGGGGGAATGTCCATATAACCAAACTCAAGGTGAAGATCACTCATGTATTGTATTTTCATTTCAAGTTACCCCATTGTTTAATCTGTTCCTGAGTACCATATCGTCTACACAGATAACCTAGAGATACAGCCATTATATCATACTCCCCTCGCACTACCTCGTGTTTGTAAATTATACCCCTCCAGTAATGTGTGCCCTGGGGGGTAAGATATTCGTCATCATGCAGGTAGCAACTTCCACAGATTAGTCCATACTTCCTGTGTGACCCAGTTTGATAGATGCTGAAGTCTAGCCCTTGGAGATGACCGCTAGTGCAGCTTTGCATCTCTCGAATAACCTGAGCACGCGCAGAAGGAGCCCCATGCTTATTTTGCATAATCCTTCCATTAGGATTACGAGGAAAGAAGTGAGAATACAGTATTCCATCATGCTCAACTGTTTCCAAATAGGGTATCACTTCCCATCCCCACTCTTCATACCCAAGATCATTTATTGATATGGTACCCTCCAGGATAGCTTCTTCCTGTATTGCTCTATTAATTCTATTCTCATGATTACCAAGAGTCAATGCCATCCTTGGCTTGTACACTTTGATCTTATTCTTACGCTGTTGGGATTGCAGAGAGTTAAGGGGATTGAGAAGCCTAGCCATACCCTCATGAACTGCTTGAATATCCTTCTTGTACCTTCTTCCTTCAAAATCCTTCCTACCCTTATCGTAACTACTTAGGGATGGCATATCTGCAAAATCCCCGGCGCATATAATTACATCCGGCTTCTTGTCAACAATGTATTGTCCAATCCAGTCTAAGTGATCCAGAGGCACTCCTTCTTTGACTTGGCAATCTGGAATAAAAAGGTGGGCTTTAAGAGTTGTCATATTTGGCCAGTATCTCTTCTATATTCTCCTGGAAGGAGTCTTCCCCCGTATCTCCTGAGTATAACCATTCCACTTCCTTCATTAACTCACCCGCAATCTCTACCCCATCTAGTATGTCCTCTAAGAGAGAGGAAGTCTCTTCGCTAAAAGCATACTCCTTGTTGTTTATCTTATCCGTTAGTAATTCACAGAAGTACTCTACCCGCCCATAGGCATAACCGAATTCACCGCCACTCATGATTTACCTCCTTTCGGTAGAAAATTAACGGAATAGTATCTGAAACCTTTTAGTGTTGCCCACTCACCCATTGTCAGTTTAGAATTCTTTCTAACCTTTTTATTAGGGTTAGAGAATACAAAAATTAATTCCTCTCCCTTTGGTAGACACTTCCTAACTGCAAGATATTTAGCCTGTTCTCCCGGTTTAAATCTCCCTTTGACTTCAATATGCATTAATCCTTTGCTAAAATCTGGAAGATAGGTCCTCTCTTGAATGTAAGGTATTCTCCATTGTTCATACTTCCAGTGTGAGCCAAGTATTTTGGATACAGTTTGCTCAAGGTTGCTCCTAAAATTGCTCATAATTTTCCCAACGTAATTCCAGTCTTTCACAAGTCTTTTTAGCAAGAAGCCTCTTACGTATGGCGCAACCATTCTCCTTATCCCCAACATGAAAATCAACGAAAATCATGTGCCAGTTATTATTTTTCATTGTTTGCCATGCAATGAAGGATACTGCAACAATCCAAAACCATATAAGTTTAAGTTTATTCAAGAATTCCTCTCAGTAATGCATAAGCGTAGTAGATAGCCAAAAACCATGAAACTATAATTACTACTCCTAAGTATAATTTAATCCTTTTCATGGGGATCAAGTTCTAGTTGTCCACTCAGTATCGTGGATACTAATTTCTTTAACTGCCCTCTTATCAGTTTCAAATTCTTTCTGCAAAGGATCTGTTGTTCTTCCTCCGTCAACACTATCTGATTCTTCAACACTATCCTCTTCCCATTTTTCACTATTATCTTTGGTTTTGGCATCTAGTTCACTCTCCTTAAGGATAAGCCAACGAGCAGTAAGTTCATCTACAGCTTCTTCTCCTACTTTTCGTAATGTTTGGAAGAATTGCACTGCTTCGTAGAATGAATCATGATTGGACGAACTACTAATGTAATCTTCGTATCTGTATTGCTGCCTGCCTCCCATTACAAAAGAAATCTCTAACGCCGGAACATCTTCCCATGGTAGCGCGGGAGAAGTAATCTCTACTGAAATAGCATCCGTACCTCTGCTACTAAGGAACTTCCTAAATATATAATCAGACATAATTATTCTCCATATTTCCTACTAAGGTCAAATTCATAGTGTCCCCCTCTCGTTGAGGAATACCAGTACAACATCCAGAATTGCCAGTTCTCTTTCATAGCTTCTATGATACCCTCATTACCAGACCATCCTGCCGTACTCAAACTAACGTGTTCAATAGTCCTTTCATTAAAATCAACTATTGCCCACATCTCTTCTATGAAATCAAACAATCCTTGTGGGTCATTGTAAGGCCATTTCTCTATTAAAGATATAGCTTCTTCAGTAGGATAACCATCATCATCAAGATAGTCACTCATACAGGTGCCTCCCATTTCTGTTTTGGCTCTCTTAAAATAAAGAGAAGTCTAGCGTTCTCAATCAATGATTCATAAGGTCTATCGTGTGTTCTACAGTATTCGTTTAAACAAGTCCAGTACATCTCTTCTTCATCTCCGTTACCCTTTAACAACTTTCTAGCCCTTTGTTTTCCTATCCCTGGAACTCCTCTTATGTTATCCGTAGAATCTCCCATTAGAAGTTGAATATAAAAATTCCTAAGAGCAGAATAAGTATCAATATCATATATTGTATCCTTCTTAAAATTGTAGTGCAATCCTTCTATTTGATCCAGGTCTTTGTCTACGGTACATATAATTGTCCTATTAGCCACAGAATATATACCCATAGCGTCATCCGCTTCCATGCCCTGCACTACCTCAGCCCCCCTTATATCTATCAAATATTGCCGTATCTCATTATACCAGTGTGGTTTTCTAGCTGGTCTGTTACCTTTGTATGGTTTTATTGTTGCTATCTTCTCTCTGAAGTTATTCTCCCCTGACAGAAAGATTCTCATTTCTGTACATGAGGTTCTGTTTTGTATCTGTTGCAGACAGTTCTTAACTAAGTGCAAACAATGGTCCAAAGGTTCGTATTCTACCTCTCTCTTAATTAAGGAGACATCACTGCAATGTAGCTTAGCCTTACCCAGCGTGGAAAAATGCTCTCCGTCTGGGGTTATATGTGTGGTCTTCTCCACTGCAAAACCACACGTATAAGTTATAACATCAGCATCAACTAGGGCAGTGAGCGGCATTGCTTCTCCCCTTGTCAAGTAGCGGTTCCCTGTGTTTATTACTGTACAAACGGTTCCCACGGCACCACGGGCAACTACCGTGATTCTTGCATGAAGAGTCAACCTTCTTTGATTTATTAGTCTTTCTGGTCTTCATTCCCCATTTCTAACCATGCGGTATGCTTCAGCAGCATCAGAATCACCCGTGGTATATGCCTCGAACTCTCTAGCTATCAGGATAACTTCTTCAGGAGGAGCTAGTGGCAATACATCGTGTTGTGCAGCGTAATGGACATAGTTTACAGCATTAGTTAGAGCATTCTGCCTGTTAATAGCCCTCTCAGGAGCCAAGGGATCAATAGGGAATGTCTTGGGTACTTGTTGCCTTGAAACTACCTTGGAGGCACTCTCCAAACCCTCTACCTTAACCACATCCATCTTATCAATGTCATTGTATCCTTTAGCATTAACGCTATAGGTGACTTCAACTAAATCTCCTTTGTGTACATCCCACTTCTTAAAACCACCACTGTATTTAACCCCCCCGATAACAAACTGAGTTGCTTCCTTCTTTCCGAATTTAGTTACTACCTCATTAATATAGATATTATCTATTGCACCGCGTATAACTGGCATATTTAATCTCCTAATTGCATGAAAGGCATGTAATCCGCAGCTTATCCACGGATCAGGTGTAATTTGCATTTCAATACCCCACCAACCAATTGTAGCCACATATCATTTCATCCTCTTAATACTCTGCATTTATCAATCACATTGGGGAACTAGTCTTCCCCAACATCTTTGATACTCGGCTTCAAGGATCTCATCATCATATTGCGCTTCGTAGCTTTCACCCATGTTAACCATCCAGTTACCAGGGCCAAAACGGATGTAATGTGGGTATTCTCCTTCATCAGTATCGACGAAATGAGCACGTCTCTCCCGTATTTCAAGTATTTTCATGGTCATCTCCGGCGGATTCCTCATCAAACAGGTAGTGATATAAGATTGCCACGACGATGGAAAAGGCTGCAACCCCACCGATTACTGGGACGATCACCATGGAAACCTTCACCAACAAGCACTCTTCCATTAAAGTGTCATCCAGTCTGTCTTGCATCCTTTCTTTAGGCAGCGTCGGAGAATCCAACCAGCCCACTGACCAGTTATGTAAGTAGCAAGTTTTATGTAGTGGCTACTGCCACAGCGAGGGCATTTCATAGTTGAGTACCTTCGTATTTGGCCCCATAGACGGCTCCCTGTACCACAGCAGCGCCAAGAGCGGGTGCAGGCACAACATCAACCACGGCAACAGCCTCAATCTTATAGCTGTATGAGATTTTGTGTCTGACAATACGCGTCTCAACGCAGTACTTTGATTCATTTCTGGCATCCGCATGTAGCCACCAACGCAAAGCCTGTGCGGCTTCGAGACTCAATAGTCCCAGCATTTTTACATGCCGTTGATAGTCCACGCACTGGGGCACGCCGGTATCACTTCGAGGGAAGTTCACTCGCTGCCACCGGTTATCAAGTAGTAGTCTACCGATAGTTTCCGGGAGAGGGTAGTTATTCCGAGCCTCAACGGTATACCCTGTCTCGGTTCCCTCAGCGGTCTCGCCCTTGCGTTCGTATTCAGGTTCAAGTTCCATGTGATTCCTCCTCGCTTCTCATCTTATTTAGTGAGGTGCTTAACTGCCCACATTACAGATTCTTCAACCTTAGTCTTTGCCAGACTAAGTTCCCGTGATGCTCCGGCAGCCTCAATCAACTCATGAAGCTCCAGACCCTTGTCTTTTATTTCCTGCATTTGTATCTTTTCCACAGCGGATAATATCCGATATTCATGACGCATTACATTATTTGTAATTCTTTCATCCGATGTGCTTTTCATAAAATTCTCCTGTAATCTCCAAAAAGGGCGGCGATCCGGCTGGCTGGCCCGACCGAACTCCATACGGGCTGTATATATGATCTACCGCACATTGCCGATACGTCTATCGGTGTCGGAAAGTTCCTTGATAGCAGCCAGCCTTCACTCCATTGGTGCCGGTCTTTCCCGGCTGTCATCGCCCCACTGTTCTAAAGTTAGAGCCAAGTCATCGCTGTGATGATCGTTTCTCCAAGCGTTGTGAGGCGAGCACGGCCTGCTCCAGTGTCGCCAACATATTCAATATCAAGTAATTCTTCGGGGGTACCCCTCTTTATAAGAGGCATTAGTGTTTTGCTGACAGTTGCCCATCCTTCTGAGTCTGCATCTCTTTTCACCAGTCGTAAGATATGTTTTTGTCCTGCATCTAGTTTAAGTGAGTTCATCGTTCTCTCTCAGAGATTTTAGGAATTCATTTCCTTAACTCTAATCTTCGATCTTACCAGCGCGTATTTCATCCGCTGTTAGTGCTGGCATACACTTTTTCACCGCATGGTAGACACTGACTTTTTCTGACTCAGCCAGCTTCGCAAACCGCCCCCGCTCATCCTGCCTGGCCCATTCGACGGCGGCTTGCCATCATACCCATGCCACATGAAGATATTCTTTTGCAAAGTGCCTCCTCAATTTTGACCATTTCTCTATCCCGAATGATCTCTCGAATGCCTCTCTCGACTCATCCATTCACGCCTCCATTATCCGACCCCCACACCATAACTAACAATAATAGTATATCATACTAGATCAATCTTTACCATATCTTTCCAATTCTTTCCTATACTAGCTTCTACTTTTAATGGTAATTCAAAATCAATATTAAAAATACTCTTAAGATACAAAGGAGCCTGCTCCATTATTTCTTTAGCTCCTAAAGATAAACCCTGTGCTACATCTACATGACTACAATCAAATAGTACAGAGTCGTGCGTTGTGCTCACCATAAAAAATTCTACCCTCCACGTTTCCCATTGACACAGTTTACGGTAAAGTTTACCCACCATCATAGGGACTATATCCCCAGTAGCTAACCCTTGTACAGGGTAATTCTTAATTTCTGTAGGTTGAAATGAGGTTGCCGGGCGATGCACTAAATACCATTCAGGGCTATCTTTTTCAATAAATGTATACTGCCTGCCTGTCTCTGATATCAATATAGCTTTTCCGGCAGGCATCCCCTTCTTAGTTCTGTAAGGAGATATTTTCCTAGCAAGATTGATGTTTACCTGTGTCTTAACCTGCCAGTCCCTAACTCCAGGATATCTATCATAATATTGTTTAATAAACTTTTTAGCCACTTCTTCTGAGATATTATTACTCTCAGCCATAGATTTATAACCAGCACCATATTGGAGTTGGAATGAAAGCTGCTTGGCTAGGGTTCTTTCCTCTTTAGTGAACACGCGCCCGAATAGATTTGTAGCTGATATGCTGTGCAGATCAGTTCCAGCTATTAAGTCTTTAATCAACTGCTCATCTTTACTTAAGTGCGCTAATACAATGATCTCTAGCTGTGAATAATCCAGTTCCAGCAATACTCCATCTGGTTGAAACCTAGATTTAAAACACTTACGAAGATCACTCATATATTTCCCCAGTCCCTCCACAACGAGTGCATATCCTACTTCTGTACCATGTTGGTGATATTTCAGTGTCTTGATAAGACACAAATCCATATCCATGACAATCAGGGCATATTTGGGGAATATACTTATTGTCTACTATGTGACTGTGCCCCTTCTTACGCCAAGTAGTGTCTAGTTCTGTATTTAGTGACTTGTTACTCTTAAGAGTCATTTTCAGGTATCCAAGGATCATTCATGATGTAATTTCCATTTTTATTCGCTGTATCAACAAGTAATTTAATAGCCCTATTGTATCCAAGCTCGTAGGCATGTTTAACCGCCATCTGAACTTCATCAGTCCACATTTTTTCCGGTATGTCCCACACATTCCATCCATTTATAAACGGGGCAACACACGCAACTCCGTTGCGATTCTTCCTCTTTACGGTAGTCAGGTGATACCGTGTAGCTGTCTGGTCATCGGTATTTGTTGTCATTTCCTGTAACTCCTATGACATTGAGTTTAAAATCAGGGTACTTCTTTAGTATCCTCGGTACATGACTGAGTAGACATCTGCCCATAGCGTACTCATGCTGATCCTCATTGAAGTTTCTAAGATCAATGGTTAATGTTTTATTCTCAAGGTCTTGTGTATAACTTTTGTCATAACAAAATTCTTTACGATTAGGATCAAACCATACTTTACATAGATTAATATCAAAGAGCGTTCTAATATGTGTTATTGGGTCAGTGTCTAAAAATACAATCTCGTGCTTGCATATTTTACCAAAGATAGCTACTGATACTGTTTTATTATTAAGATAGGTGGACTTCCTTATTACTGGTGTAGTAGTTGACAGGACGCCGTGGTCGCGGGAAAGATAATAAACAAGTTTTTCCGGCGGTAATTTTGTATTAGTAAAATAGTCAAAGTCGCTTATCTCTTTACTATTGAGTATGTCTCTTGGAGCACCCCCGGCGAGCAAATACGTATCAGCATGGATCACAACATTTAATGCCTCTATAATTCTACTTGCTTCCTCTAACTTGTCTCCATTGAGTATCATAAGAGTTTTGTTATCTGGTTATTTGTTGTAGGTTCGGTTTGGAGCAGCTAAGCCTTCCCGTCTCTGTAATTGCATGATTATAACTTGGATGTATGATTCCTCCTATAGCAAGAGAATCCCCAGCAATAGGCCAAGCAAGCTCAGTAAGGGATATTAGCATTTGGCTTTCCTTCTCTAATTCTCTTAAGAGAAGAAGCTTTTGCAATAGTTCTCTGCAATTTAATTTAATGGTGGAATAGATAGTACTTGGATGAAATGTATTTAAAATCCTCTTAAGGGAATCTTCATCTAAAGAATACATACCAGTCTTACCCTTTCTAAGTCCGGATATCTTTGTGGGATCAAATAGAGCGGGCATTGAGAAATATTTTCTTTCTTTTACATATTTGGGTTTCCCCTTCTTAATCCCGGATTTGTACTCCCCTTCTTGTTTTTCCTCGTACCAGTCTATCGTCCCACCAAATAAATATGGATGAAGAACTTTCTGTGAAAAAGAAATTTTTCCATCAAGAATAGTAAAATACTGCTCAGGGTATGCTTCTATCAGAAGCTTGGCTATATCACCCGATAGTGTCCCTACACTATCCTCGATGGACTCTACCTGTCTAGCAGCCTCTTCTTTATCAAAGTACATACCATCTAGTTCCATCATAATAGTAGCTAGTCTAGCGTCCATCTGTGTCCATATAAGGGGCAACATATTAAGTTCTGTAGCTCTATCTAATTGAGAGAGAAAAATAAGATGAGTGTTTTCAACATCTGTTTTAAGATACTCTTTTAGTTCTTCATCTGGTATATCTTCTGTTTCTACCCCGTCTTCCCAATACTGCTGTATCTTTTCATCTTTAAGCGTTCCTCCGTATTTAATAGCACATTTATCCAAGGAAGCCATCTTTTCTTCTTGCCCAGTTAAAAGGTATTCAACAATCATCGTATCCCATATTTGCCCTTTCTTTAGCCAATCTAAGAGACTCCCTATCAGATTTATAAACATACCCCCCTTGAGCAGGTATAAAATATCAAAACCTATATTGTGTCCCACTAATATATCTATTTCTCTTGGTTTTGAAGTGTGCATACGGGGGAATTTACTACTTATTATTACATCCTCCGGTCCTTCAATCTTGCTAGCGAAGTACACTATTTTGTTATCAGGATGGTGTGGGTTAGCTTTAAAGTCTCCAACACTCTCCTCTCCTTTATTCTTAAGAGTAGTTTCTGTATCTATAACACAATATCTCATGCCATTCTCTCCCTATACAGAATCTTTTCTAGTTCTAGGAAAGCATCAGAAAGGTTGCAGATATATTTATCACCCAATGAAGGGGGACTCGTTTCGGGAAGGATAGGGCCAGCTTCTCTATATGAGAGCCACAATTTTCTGAGATTACCATTTTCTAAGTTATGGTTCATCTGGCAGTCACCAATGATAATATAAAAGACGCTGCCAGTAATCCTTATGTCCCCTACTTCTAGTTTTTCAGCACTCATACAAACCTGCCTATGTCAGCCAATAGAAGGACTTCATGTTTACCATTCCTGAGTTTAGGGTCATTGGGTCTCGGCATGTGGTTCTTCACTACACCTAAATACCTAGCATTAGCTGGGACTGAGCCATCAACTCTCCCTATGGTTACTATAGCATCCATTTCCCCCTGTATAGCTGTCTTGGACTCATAGACTCTAGCCATACTAGGGTAGGCTATGTTCTCGGCTTCCCCGTCTAATTGAGTCACTGTAATCAATGGAGCATACTCCTTGCATAATTCCCTTGCCCAATTAAACAACGTTTCTGTCCTGGCAATCCCCTTTATATCGTTGAATCCCTTTACTTTTCGTAATTGATCCACAAGTATCAATCCTACTTTGTCCTTTTGTACCCATTTCTCAATATCCAAAACACTCAAGTCGGCTTTCTCTACTAGCAATAGTTTATCACTATTGCCCCCTAATAGTCTAGTATAGTTCTCCCAGTGTAGTTTAGGATCAGATTCTAAGGTTTTACGATCTACTCCTAAGAGAGAAGATATAATACGAGGTTTAAGTGCCAGAGAGGATTCTTCATTACTGAAGTAAAGACAGCGAGAGTCAGACAACTGTTGAGTCATGAAGGTTCCTTCTGAGCACAACAGAGTAGATTTGCCTGCATCTGGTCTCCCGGCAAATAGGATAAAGTTACCCTTGTGTACTTCTCCTAAAGAGTCGTTTAAAGCTTCTAATCTCCATTTAAGGCCAGTGCCAGAGATACTATGTTTAAACAGCGTTTCAAGATCGTCATAACAAGCCCCATCAAGACCTGTACCCAACCTTCCTGAGGACGAGAAGTAGGCTTGTAGCTCGTCTGAGACAGTCTCAAGTGTCACTCCCGTCTTACCTGAGTCTACGTCCATAGCCAGGACAGCAATCCTTTGAGCATGGTAGCGTTCAAGAAATGTATTAACCAAGGTACTCTTAATGGCTATCCCCGTGGGTTTAGCCAAGGTATCAAACATACTATCAAACAGTATCTTCTTTGTGTCTTTAATCATAGGGTTCTTAACAAAGAAGAATGTTTTAAAAGACACCCAGTCTATCGAAGGTAGACTGGTATCTATATAGTATATATCTATATTATCTATTATTCTTTTAATATCATTATCTGTATTATATTTCTTTACTATATCTATATATCTAATATAGTTATCTTTATCCTCTAATACTGAGAGTATCTCAATCATATGGTTTCTCTAAAGTTTGATTTCAAACATCAACGTGTGGAGGAACTTTTAATAAAAGAAAACGTAATTCTGGATCACTATGCTCTTTGGGGTCCCTGCCCCCACTAGATACAATATTTGCGTTGCCGCCGAACTTGGATATGTTGTTCTTTATCTTAAGAGCATTTTTCTTTACTTGTAAATTATCATCATCAAGGAATATGATATGCTCTTTGTACTTTTTGTACAACAAGAAGTTTAGATGTTTGTCTAATAGGGATGTTGATTGAAGTATGAGAACATCACAATATCTGGAACAGATAATGCCACTAAGATAATCTTCTACCATAACCAAGATATCAGAATACCCTCCATTATAAGCCATGTGATGTATCCCGTCCAGAATATTGTAAGATAAATATTTCGGTCCTGTATCGTCATCATAGATTTTCCTAGTCTGATAAGACTGAATATCGGAAGCATCATAAACAGGTAGCACAACCCTATTAATTGTATCGCTATAAAATATACCATGCTTAGTTACCTCATCTTGAGTTATTCCGTATCTTGTGATCCACAAGCGGGCTTTTGGGGGCCATTCAGCAATAGTTTTACTCCCTGTAGTAACGAGTGTGGTGAATCGAGATAAGGTCTCATTGCTTCCGATATTAACTGGTAAAACTTCACTTGTTGAATCAATAATCGTTCTACTCTTGAGAGCCTTATACCTAGAAGTATTATATACACCCCCCCTAGAACCACACCTAAAACAATAAGCGTTAATATCTCCATTCTCTTTCCTTGTAATTAATAGTGATTTGCTGTTCCCAGAACAGTCTGGGGATTCGTGATTAATCCTGATCTTTTGTCCCAAGTCAAGGGTTTCCCCTATCTCAAGATAATCCTCTCTATTCAGGGACACTATTTATAGCCTCTTTAATAGTCTCCAGAATATGGGCTTCTTCCAAGTCTATACCTAGGTTTATGGTCTCTCTGACAGAGGCTACTTTACACCTATGGCATAGGTCTTCGTGTCTTTGCTGTTTGGGATACCAAGTCATTTCACTATATTTTAGTCTCGCATTACACCCCCTGCATCTACTCATTATATTTCCCCCCTTCTAACACACTGCTAGAGGTAGGCTCTATCTCAACCTCGCACGTAGGGCATCTATCATTGCACATGCAATCCCAAACATCTGTCCAAGTCTCTCCACAATTATTACATTCATAATAATTAAGATAAAATGTTTCATTTTCCACGGCGGTACTCCTCTTTAATCATATTTACTGAATTGACTAATTCTTGTCTTATATTGCACATTACTTCAACATTTTTAATGAAATGATCCATTGGAAGAACTGATAATCCTAAATAATCGTGTGTTATCCACAGAGCTTTAGGTTCTTCCCCCTTACTTTTAATTATTAAAGCGCATGATCCATCGCGATTTAATAACAGATCACCTATTTTAAATTCCGTGCTCACAATGGTTTACCAAATACTGTTGCCCAAAACCCCTTAACAGCCTCTTTTTCTGATATATCAGCGTATCTTTCCAGCATAACCCATTTAAATGCTTGTGGGTATGATCTAATATCGTAGGCTATCTCAAGCCATGCCATTAAATTGCGCGGGGACATGGTTACACTAACTTGGTATTTTCTATATGCGTCCCTTATAAGATTAGCTAATTGCACCGATTTCTTTGCTTTATCTTCTGGGATAAAGTTAAAGCGATTCATTAGCATGGCTACTTCAGCGTCAGGGTTTAAATAATTCAGTTCCAACACAAGATCAATGCGGTTAAGTGTGCTGCTGTCCTGAATCATGGTGGCAGCGTACCTATCCGCTCCATCGCCAGTCCCCACCACGTTGTCACACAATACCATGCGTGTTCGCTTATGAGCTTTAATCTGCTTATCCTTTAATTCTCCTGTCATATCATCTAGCTGAAGGATACCCCCCCGCTCAAATACTCTTTGCCATGCCATTGTGATGTTAGCTGGAAGTTTCCATGGTTCATCCAAAGCAATTAGCCAACCATCCCTAAATGCCCTTGGGAAGTCGGCCATAGAATACTGCATTGAACCATCTGGAAGAATCACCATCTTGCCAAAGATAGTATCTGTTTCCATATCGCCACGGCCACCTATACGTAGATATGGCTGATTGCAGATAGCGGCGATATTCTTGTACATATCCGTTTTTCCGCTTCCTGTAGGACCTACAACTAGCACCTTAAGGTCGTTCACTAAAGCACGCACAGCGGGGTAAGTGACTTGGTGTTGCCACACATAATTATGGTCAAGGGCGGGTATAAACTCTCTTTCTGATTCCGGCCAGTTCTCCAGACTGTATATGATTTGGCTTATGTCAAAGTCTTCCAGTCCAGCCTTATCGAGGTAATCCTTAGCGTTAACAAACTTATCCGAATAAAGAATAATACCCGCGTGAGCATTCAATTCCTCGCCTTCTGGTTTAATAATAAAATCAGGATCAGCAATGGAAGTTTTTTTGCTACCTGGTGCCGGAGCCTCTATTCCGTTTTTTGCAAGCGCTTCTCTTGCTTGTTTCATCAATATTTCTTGAGTAATGGAACTAAATTTGTCAGTAGCCATAATAGTCTTAGCCTCTTTAATAGCATCCAGAATAACGTAGTCAAACTTATCAACAGGATGTCTTGAACGAATGACGGTTGTCAGAGAATTCTCTTTTCTACTATATCTAGTAGGGTAGTTTCTAACTCAGTGGCACTATTTATAACCACATTGCGGTTATATATCCTCTTTACACTGTCCTCCATTATGCCTATGCCAATAATATCTATCAATCCCATGCGTTCTATCTCTCTTACTATCTTGCGAGAGAACCAGTCACAATCCCCTTTATTAGGGTCAGTGGCAGGCTGGCCATCGGATAGAACTATTAAAATCCTCTTGTTTTCTCTTCTTCTAAGAAGTCTTTCATATGCCCATATGATACTTTCCCCGTCGCTATTCCCTCTCAATACCTCCTCTGAAGCGTAACACATGCGGTCTATGATCTGTTCTGTGTTTAATAGTCCCCCAAAAGATTTTATAAGTGCATGCTTGACAGTCTCAAACTGGTCAGAAAATACATTAATTTCTACTGGTATTCTGAGTACCCCCAGAGCCTCATTGAGCATCGCGGCTGCCCTAATAGCGTGAGCATATTTATTCCCTCCCATGCTGCCAGAACCGTCCACTAACAGAGATACGGCAGCATTCATAACAGTGGTTTCCACCTTCGTTTTGAATACCTTCTGTTGCTGTGCCGTATTAATCAAACGGGTACGATACAATGATTTTCCTGATATTTTACCTTTAGTTAGACCGTGCTGATATTTTATAGCTGCTTTTGACTGTAAAAGCCGACGTAACTTGCCGGCAATATTATTTCCTTCTCCTCCAATACAATCTACCCCTCTTCTATAGTCTATGTACCCCAGTGCCGTATAGTTAATAGCAGTCTTATTCATATCTATTAGAATGATCTTCTCTCCAACATTGCTATTGAAATACTCACCGTACTTCCGTGTATACACTATTTTCATGTTAGAGTATGACCCTTTGTCGTCATGATTGTGGGGTAGCAGGTCGCCATAATCTACTTCTGTAATCTTATTTTCCCCTTCTTTTCCCTCTCCTTGTTTGGGCTGTTGTTTATGAGACTCCTTTTCCTCTTGTTCAGGGTCAAGATTGAACACCTCTTTAATAATACGAAGGGATAAATTATATTCTTCTTCTGCATTAATTCCTGACTGCAATGTCTGCTGGTAATCACCGGCGTGCAGCTTTGTTACCCATTCCTGCTGTTGTGGGGTTAGAAGCTTAACTATTTTATCCCCATATCCTGTAAGGCTGGGTTGCCAAGATTCCCGGATAGCAGTATCCCACGCAAATAATGCTTCTGCTGCTAGCCTGCGAATGTCGGCTGTAGGATCAATATCAAACTTTGCATGAGTATCAAGAAAAAGTTTCCTCCCTGTGTTAAGGCGCTGCTGACGTCCCAGATACTCATCATTGTGAAAATGCTCTTGTCTGTGATCATCCAGGAGATTCCATACATAACTCAAAAACCCCTTCTTTATTTTCTTCTCTCTCAATAGCTTCCCATAGTCTATCATGTCTGGGTGATTGTGGCCTAGTTCGTGTTCATACGCATACCACCACAACGCCCATTCCTCGGGGGTCCAATGGGGTTGAGGGCGTTGTAAGAACATAGCCTTTCCATCCGTTCTAGGGTGAAAATCATCTTCTAACACTAATGTCATGCCCTTGTTATAAGATCGTGTCCGCGCTTCTTTAATCGCTGCCTGTATCAACAGGTTCATCTGTCATTAACTCCCGAAGTAATTCATTAGAAAGAGTACCTCAGAGCCTTGAGAGCCATTATCTCGTGGGGTGTGCCAGTGTATATAGCATCTAGGAAACGATTTGCGTCGAACTTTGGGTTATCCTCTCGTAATACGTGTATCAATACACCCGTAGCAAGAGAAAAGCCCTCATTAAACGCAAGGATATTTACATCATGATGATCCTTATGCCACCCTTGGCCAGAGTCTCTAGCTAATTTAAGGGCATTAGCAAACTTGATGTAATCTTTACGTGTCATAATATTCATCCTCTATTATGAAGAAGGAGCGCTTTAACAGTTCCCGTATGGAATTAATTTCACTATTGTCTAGCTTTGTACATATTCTGCATAATACGTCCACCACACCTACAGCCCTTTCATACTCTGATAAAAGAGAAGACGAATATGACTTCATTAAAGTCAAGTCCTTGCACTCTTTTTCCAGTTCAGATTTACCCTTGTATTTACCATCTGGGTACACTAATGCAATCTCCTTATCTAGTGCCTTGCAAATGACGCTTTTGGCACTGGAATAGGTGCCTGTCGGGCATACTTTACTGATCTTGTAGCCCAGTGTCCCTTTACTTATATCTATGCTGCCATCTTTTTTAGAGCGATACGTGCACACTTCCCCTAGCGATTCCAGGTAATCCAGTACTTCCTTTTCACCAAAGAAACACACTTCCCTAAATTGATTAGAGCTAATACAGGTATGGTCTACTGCTTGTTCCATCAGCAAAGTGAATGTGTTCTCTTCACTATATCCACTAGCAGTAAAGTTCTTAATAACTTCAGCAACCGGGTTAGTAAAATCCTGCTGTACCATGTTTAAAAGGTTATCTTCAATACTCATCTAGCTACTCCCTCTCTGTATTTACAGCAAGGATAAACATCCACCATATGAAGTTAATGCCTAACCCCAGCCATAAGCTAACCGGGCATACGAGAGTTACTATCAGTATGGAAATGAATAGTGCAATCATTAGCTAGCCCTCTCGTGCAGCAGCTTGCATTGCCTGCTGGTAAAACTTAGCATTATCCCTAGCAAGAGCTAGTTTTTGTTCTTTGGATGCACGGCGGTATTGCGCATTCCAAAGATTTATTGCATTGGCATGACGTATTGCTTGTTCGGCAGTAGGTCCCTTGGTTCCAAACAACTTAGCTATGGGCCTTGGCTTGATATCCCGTAGACGAGACATTTCACTAGCCCAATCAACAGCGCTTAGTAAGTTATCATGTGTCATCGGATTACCCTCTCTTCGCCGCTTCGTCATACTCCCTTGCTAGCCTTGCCAGATACCGTTTGTGTTGCCATGCATCCATAGCATTACCTATCAATGTAGCTACGAGATAGGTAGCAATTAGCGTGAGCCAAATGACAATGATTATTACCAGCGGATTAATGAGATACATACTAACTCCTTGCCCATTGGTTCAGTAAAATGTCTAAACGGGACCTATCCCCATGATTCCATCGTGTTGCCATCCAGGAAAACATCGGGGCATAACGCCAGTACTTCGCGTGCTGCCACATTGCTCGACTACGGGCGTGAGGGCCACCTTGACGAGCGAATCCGAATCTCCAGGTAATCACCATCTGGTGAGACATATGAGTCCTCTCCGCGATTAAGGGCCGCTATGCATCTGCGGATCACGGCTTTCCTCCCGTGTACTGGACCAGAGAGCCGGTATTTTCCGCCCCTATGTGTCACCTCGGCGCTGTCGTACCCGCGAGTGCTGTCACCGGATGATATCATCTGACCATGTATGGTTATTTTCAAAGCTATTCTACCTCGTCTACTTCATCCAATAAAGAGTCTGCTATCTCGTGCCAGTCGATAAGGTTGACAGCAGCATTTAGGATATCTGCAAAGGGTCCTGCTTGTTCAGGCATCCATGATTCAAGCCAATCTTCACACTCCGTCTTTAGTTGTTTAGCTAAATCGCTAGTAGCACTAATCCAGGCGAACTCGGCGCTGGTATCCTGGGTATTTTCTATCACCCGTTCCGCCTCAGAAGCCCAATATTCTTGTGTCCCTTCGTCATTGTCCATCCATAACTTCCAGTTCCAGGTTTCGTAGTTTGTCCAGCCGTTATATGTGTCCTGATTAGTCATGTTCGTTTCTCCACAAGTTAGATAAATTCAATGCACCTATTGATGGCATAGCTTACGCTACGCGCCCCATAATCCGGCAATAATTCTACCGGGAATCTTTCTACATGCTCACCCCTCCTAATCAACGTGACAAGTTCATACCGCCCAGATTCGTTTGCATCGCGATAGTAGGCAATGCGGTCTAGGGAGGGACTAGCATAGGTCTTTGCCCCTAACTTTATGTATCTGTTGCTCATGGTGTCATTCCTTTAGCAGACTCGTCTGCGCCTCTAAAAGTTTGTCACGTAGCCATGCAGCACGGTTTTTGTCCGGCTGCTGCTCAATCATTTGCTCAATCTGTTGATTGAGTCTATGCAAGTTTCGCTCGCGTATGATGTTATAGTATTCCAGCCATTCAGACTTGGACATAGCGCCACCAAGTATCGGAGTAGCTCTTTGAGTGTAGCCGTTAGCATCATATTCATGTCTGATTAGGCGACCAGTACTTAGTAATACATCCTGTTCCAACATAATGCTGTCCCTATCCATTTCTAACCTTCTTACCTTTAAAGACCATTCCAACCCCAGCAGATCGGCCAGTATACGCTACGCCGTCAACCATGGCGCGAACCTGATTCATAGTGTCAGACATGTAACTATGAGGTGTTTTCCAAGTTCTGGTAATCCTGTAGCTGCCAAGTCGCTTACCATGCCAATCAGTCAGCACACCATCAGCAGCTAGGTAGGCTACAATGTTCTTAGGTGTCACCTCAGCGCCCTTGCCGTGCCAAGCTGTTCCAGCGTGCACAAAACAGCAATTTTTCTCTTGGTAGTTCATGAAGTAATTCTCCCTCTAACGACGTTAGATAAATTCAATTTCTCTTTGTGCCTGGAATACCCTCTCTTCGTCGTACTCGGCGTCCCTTTGTGCCTGGAATACCAAGTCTATTACTGTGATGATTTGTTCCGTTAACGATGGATGCACGTTAGAACGAAGCATCGCATATAAACCTATACGTATCAGGAAGAGATTGCTACTGGTTAACTTTGTGTTTTGGTATGTCATTACTGGTCCCTTTTCTAGTCTTTAGATTAGGCTATAAGCACAACCGCATCGGGGTTAAGTTCCTGAATCTTGCGGAGTACCACACTAGCCACTGTAGCTGGTGTGAATGGTGTCGGCACAGTAGGGGTGCCAAACAGTTCTATAACCTGTGGATCATCATATGTTGCCAGCCAGCAGTCTGGACTTCGTGTTAGGGTGATTACCATATGATTTATCCCCGCGAGCCCAGCGCCCTTGCCATGCGTGCCTTTATTTGGTACTGACGGCTCAGGCCGTGCCGGCTACTGTTATTGACCGTGACTTGCGCCAGCACAAAGGGACGGCAGAGAGCAAGAAGGTCAGTGTGATAGAAGGTGTTCATGTCTTTCTCCAGGGTGTGACCGTAAAAATATGTGGTTGTCATTTTCATTTCTCCAGGTTGTACTATGATTCTATTTATACGCCTGTATATTCAGGTTGTCAATACTATACAGTGGTATCTTGCCCCAAATTTGGGTGTACCGCAGCAATCACAGGGTTGGTGCGAGAATTGCTCATCCTGCGTCTCATCACCAACGTATATACTACCACCGGCATTCCTAAATCCTTGTTCAATCCGCGCCCTTATATCCAAGGCGAGCTCATTTCCGTGCACGTCATAGTAATAATCCAAGTGAGAATAATCACCATTAGCGATGACCGGCAGGCAGTCACCGCAAACCATGTAATTGTCATCCAGTATCTTGCTCATGATCTATTTCTCATTTCATTGGTTGTACACAAGTACAGATATACGCTATGGGATTGGGTATGTCAATACCCTTTGTGTTGTCACATAGGTGTTGTCACATAGGATGCCTTTGGCATCATGGTAACCATGCTAAGACCATATATATATATAACTATAGTAAAACTATAACTATATTAAAACCATAGTAAAACCATAATATATATATATATATAACTATACTAATACCATTCTTTCTGTACTAAACCCATCACTTTGTCGTCAAACAACGACACTTTCTGTCCCTAAACCACTGAATTCCGCCCTTAACATGTGGTTATATGTCCCATTATGTGTGTTATATGGGGTACCCACACCACATTATATCCCACAATGGTTGCTATATTACTACATTATTGTTGCTATATTCCCACACCCCTGCTATCTTGTTGCTATAATACAACTATTGTGTTGCTTATATCCCTATAGTATGCTATACTAGAGTATACAGTATTATTCAGGAGTATACAGTATTATTCAGGTGTTGTTTTAGAGGGGGGCGTGGGGAAACTTGGGGGTTTTGATAAAATTTGTGTACCAACCCTGCCAAATGAGGGGAGAAAATAGGGTCATAAACATAATTTATGGCACAACATAAGGTGTTGTCTTGAAACTAAATTATTAATTTATAGTCTAATTATAATGGCACAACATAATGTGATCACAATAGCATGGGGTAACAAAGTATCTCAAGAGTTTAGAGATAAACTATTAGAGATATGTGAGAAGGATTTTGAATGGCCCGAAGGGCATGCAAGCTGGGTAATGTCCTGCATTGCATTTGAGACTGGAGAAACATTCTCACCAAAGATACGTAATGCAGCAGGGTCAGGGGCTACTGGTTTGATACAATTCATGCCTCAAACAGCAGATAACCTAGGGGTTACTACTGCTATATTATCTGTTATGACTGCTGTGGAACAGCTTGATTATGTAAAGAAATACTTTGAACCTTATCATAAAAAGATAAAATCTTTATCAGATATGTATATGGCTATATTAGCTCCTAAGTATATTGGCTTCCCAGAAGATACTGTGCTATATGCTAATGGCGCAGCTTATAGACAGAATAGCGCTCTGGATGTGGATGGTGATGGAAGGATAACTAAGAAAGAAGCCACTAGATTTGTAGAAGCTAAGTTATTCAAGGGGTTACTAGCTGATAATGTCTATGTTGAGACAGGAGTTACTAAACCTGGGAACATCCAGGATACACATGCCCCTAGGGATGCTAAGATTACAAATCTTTTAACCACGATTGAAAATACTATAAGAGATCTTCTTAAAAATGGATAAACTCCAGGGAGAGTTTAGTGAGTAGATGTACTCCATTTAAACAAAATATTCAGAAGTTGCTAGAAGCTATAAAAGACTTCCCTCAAGGAAGGGTGGGACATGAGTTTAAGAATGTATTTGTAGAACTCTGGCGTTATTGGACTGGAAAGTGTTAATAGGACAGCATCTTGAGTTGTCTATGGAACAGCGTGGAGTGTTGTATGGCTAACTTCCTAGAAAATCTTCAAGTTGGGGCACAACATCCTATGTTGTTAGGGGATCTATCACAGGCACAACCCAGAGGGTTGTCTAGTGGATTTAATCAAGGTCTTGGTAATCTCTTACAGAGACCCCTACAACCCCAAGTATCTACCCCTCAAGGATATCCCACTACAAGTATATCTTTGGAAGATATACTAAAGTTTGCTCCTGGCCTAGGTACTAAGGAATCTTTACAACAAGGCATGGAATCTCCCTCTTTGGGAGGGAAGGCACTGGGGTATGGTAGTGCTGCTTTGGATATAATACCCGGCATTAGTGCAGCTAAGTTAGGAATATTTAAAGCTGCTCCTCTACTTGGGGGGATGATTGTTGGCCGTAAGGCATTGACAAAGGAATCTCCGGAAGAGATAGAGAGATTAGCACAAAAAGGAGTGGAGAAGTACGAGAAGTTTGGATGGTTTAAAGATGTAGTAGGGGATATACAGAGGGAAGTAAGCGATATAGGAGCAACTATTACTCCTGATTTTAGAATTCATGCCGAAGGTGCTTTTAACCCGGATGTAAATAAACTCCTCATGAATTCGGGAAATAAAAAGGTTGACTTCTCCTTGGGAGAAGTTCTGAAGCATGATGAACTATATCAACTTTATCCTAATGCTGGAATAGAGAATCTTAAAGTTAAGATAAATCCTGATATGAAAGCTTTAGGTGCTTGGGAACCATCGGTGAGTAAGGAAGGTCGATTAGGGGCTTTTGCTACTATTCATATTAATCCAAGAAGGATTCAGGAATTAGCTAAAAAGGAGGGTCGTGAACTTACTAATGTTCTTACATCGATTATATTGCACGAAACACAACATGCTATTCAAACCTATGAGAATTTCTCTGGCGGCGCGTCTCCTGAATATTTTAAGCAGCTACTAGAACCTAATTTCTTGAAAACAATGAATGAAAGTTTAAAAGAAATAGAAAATAAGAAAAAACTCAGACCTGAAGATTCTGGTTTAATAGCACAAGAACAATATTATAAGAATTTTCTTGATTTTGCAGAGAATATCAAGAAAGGTTCTTACGGGGAAGATAAATTATATTTTAATACCCTTGGAGAACAACAGGCTAGAGATGTGTCAGAAAGATTCTTAAGAGCTAAGAATCCTAGATGGGGAGAGGAAGCGGTTTATAGTACTCGTCCTAGAACTGGGGGAGAGGGTAGAATATTAACCCCCTATACATCTCTTAAAGCGAATATTATGGGTAATGTAAGCCCTAGATTTAGAGGATTAGAATAATGAAGAAATCACCTATGTCTTCAACTGCTAAAGAATACTTTGGTGTTGGGGGGGAATATACTGGATATACTGGAAAGAGACACCCCATAGATGGTGCTGTAACTAGAGAATACTCGGTTAAACCGGGAATTAGTATTGGTAGTGGTGTATCTAGCATCCGTAAGATGAAACGTCGCATGAGAGAATATTAATATGCCTCCTCTAAACTCCCGAGAGAGTTTCATTTGCGGAAAAAAGAAGGATAAAAATAAGATGCCCAGACCTAAGAAGAAGGGTGGGTATTAATTGCCTAAGAAGTTGGAAAGATGTGTAAGAAAAGTGAAAGCTAAAGGTGGTGGAGTTAATCCTTGGGCTATCTGTGTTAAGAGTACGGGACTTAAACCACATAGAGGAAAGAAGAAGAGAGCAAAATAATGTCATCTACAATAGAGATACTTGCTCAGAGAGAGCAAAAGAAACAAGATAAAGTGAATCTCATGGCTAAGGCCAGGGCGAGTAGAAAGACCTTTGGTCGCCCCGTTGGTAGTAAGAATGGAGTAACTCTTTTAAAAGAGGCTATCTTGCAGCAAGCTGAAGAGAAAGTTCTTCAGGAATTCATGCAGATAGTACAGACGACTATTGATCTTGCTAATAAAGGAGATACTTCTTGTTTAAAGATACTCTGGGATAGAATTATACCATCTAAAAGAGCTATTGATGTTACTCATACTGGTAATGAAAAGCTACAAGTAGTAATTAATGTTTCAGGTATGGAAACTAAAGGTGTACAAGATATATCCATGACAACTTTAAAGAGTTGTGCCATTATAGATGGAGAGATTGTAGAAGATGCCTGAGTTAGATTTCAAATTGCATAATGCCCAAATGCAAATCTTTACAGATAAGGCCAGATTTAAAGTTGTGGCAGCAGGCAGACGGTTTGGGAAAAGTTATCTTAGTGCAATAGAACTTCTTATTGAAGGCTTAAAGAATGAAAATGAAGAAGGGACATCCCTAACGAATAAGAGAGTATTCTATATTGCTCCTACATTTGATCAAGCGAAACGTATCATGTGGGACTTGATAAAGGACTTAGGAAAGGAGGTGATCCAATCTACTCTGGAGAACCAAGCAATAGTCACCCTTATAAATGGGAGAAAAATAGAGTTAAAGGGTGCAGATAGACCGGAGACATTGCGTGGTGTTGGTCTATCTTTTGTAGTCTTGGATGAATATGCCTTTATGAAACCAGAAGTTTGGGAACAGATTATTCGTCCTACTCTAACAGATGTAAAAGGTCATGCCTTGTTCATAGGTACTCCAGATGGCAAAAACCATTTCTATGATTTATATATGGAGGCCCAAAAAGCTGAGGGATGGAAGGCTTTCTCTTATACCAGTATGGATAACCCAACATTGGATAAGTTGGAGATTGAGGTGGCAAAGAAGAATCTTTCTACCACGAACTTCAAGCAGGAATATGAAGCATCTTTCTCGGCAGGTGGTGGTGTTTTATTTAAAGAGGAATTCTTCCAAGAGATGGCTAAGGAACCGGAAGAAGGTACTTGGTACATAGCTGTTGATCCTGCTGGTTACGGAGATATGGAAGAAGTTACACAAGGAAAGGCTTCGAGATTAGATGAAGCAGCGATAGCTTGTGTTAAAGTAGGCTCTTATGGTTGGTATATTGGGGATATAGATCATGGAAGATGGGGTATCAGAGAGACTTCAGTAAGAATTCTAAGAGCAGCACAGAAATATGAAGCATTGATTGTAGGTATTGAGAAGGGATCACTGAAACAAGCTATTATGCCATATTTAAGTGACCAGATGTTAAGATTAAAAGTATTTCCAAGGATACAAGACGTAACTCATGGTAATCAAAAGAAGACAGAGAGGATTACGTGGGCACTTGGTGGGAGATTTGAACACAGGAGAATCTTCTTTAAAAAGGGGGCAGAGTTTATTCCCCATCTTGTATCACAATTGTTAGATTTTCCGAATCCTCTTGCTCATGATGATCTTGTTGATGCATTAGCTTATATAGATCAAGTAGCCCAGACGGATTATGAACCCCAAGAAACAGAGCATGAGGAGTGGATAGAGGAAGATGAAAGTTTTAATATGGGTAGATGTGGTGTTACTGGCTATTAATAATGATTGATCTTGAAACTACTCTTAAGATAGATAAAATTCTTTCCTCTGAGAATCTAGTTAATGATCTATCTGAGAAGGATCTTAATTCCATTTCTAAGTTAGTTTGTGAGGGATATGAGACTGATAAACAATCTCGTCAAGAATGGGAGGACAAGATTGAGGAGTGGACTAATCTAGCTCTCCAGGTAGCAGAAAAGAAGATGTTTCCTTGGCCAAATGCAGCCAATGTTAAATATCCTCTTATCACCACCGCCGCCCTCCAGTTTAGTGCTCGCGCTTACCCCGCTCTTCTTCCAGGTATGCAACCAGTTAGAGGACGAGTTATAGGTTTTGATACTGATGGTTCTAAATTAGATAGAGCAATTCGTATTGGTAAACATATGTCTTTCCAACTCCTAGAACAGATGGATGATTGGGAAGAAGAGATGGATAGACTTTTGTTTGCTCTACCTATTGTAGGTTGCATATTTAAGAAGACTTATTATAGTGCTTCTTTAGAAAGAAATGTATCTGAGATAGTTTATCCTAGAGAGTTGGTAGTTAACTATTGGTCAAAGACTCTTGAGGATTCAGAAAGAATTACTCATGTACTCCATCTTACTGAGAATGATGTACATGAAAGAGTTGTGGGAGGAATTTTCGCCGAAGAGGACTATAAAAAGCCAAGCATCGAAGAACTAAAGAAAAGAAACACCGATGAACCTCTTGGACAAGAAAAACCTCAAACAGAGGATGAGACCCTCCCTTTTTTATTCCTTGAGCAGTGTTTATATCTTGATATAGACAATGATGGATATAAAGAACCCTATATTGTTACCCTGGATAAAGGTTCAAGTAAGATTGCTCGTATAGTAGCTAGATTCAGTCAAGAAGATATAAAGTATAATTCTAAAAATGAAATTATAAAAATAATTCCTGTTAATTTTTATACTAAATTTTCATTTATACCATCACCAGATGGAGGATTTTATGATATTGGTTTTGGAGTTATTCTTGGGCCTATTAATGACACTATTAACACGCTCATTAACCAGTTACTTGATGCGGGTACTTTAAGTAATTTACAGAGTGGTTTTATATCCAAAGGGATAAGAATTAAAGGGGGTGCTTATACATTCACTCCCGGAGAATGGAAATATGTGAACACAATAGGTGATGACCTAAGAAAGGGTTTGTTACCTCTACCAGTACGGGAACCAAGTCAGGTATTATTCTCCCTACTAGGGATGATGGTAACTGCTGGAGAGAAACTTAGTTCTGTAACCGAAGTTATGACTGGAGAGATTCCAGGTCAGAATACAAAAGCTACTGTAGCAATGGCAGCTATAGAGCAAGGTATGAAAGTATTTAGTTCCATTTATAAGCGTATACATCGTTCTTTGGCTAAAGAATATAAGAAACTCTTTAAGTTGAATAGTATTTATCTTAATGAAGAAGAGTATTTTACTATTCTCGATGTAGGACAAGAACAAGGGCAGGAGATAGGCCGCAAAGATTATCTCATAGGAGATATAGATGTAGCTCCTATGTCTGATCCTAATGTTGCTACAGAACAACAGAAACTAGCAAAGATTGAAGTCTTGATGCAATTATTGCAATTTGGAACCGTGAATATACAAGAGGTTACAAGAAGATTCCTTGAAGCTACTGAACAACCTAATATTGAAGCCTTGATGAAGGTGCCTGAACCTCAACCTGATCCTGAAATAGAAGCTAACAAAGCTAAAGCAGAATTTGAGCAGGTTAAATTCGAGGATGAATCATTACGTAAATGGAAAGAGTTGGAACTAAGGGAAGTGGAGGGACATGCAAAATCTATGCTTACAGTAGCACAGGCAGAGGCATTGGAGCCCGGCACACAAATGGAACAGTATCATCAAGCATTGAACTTGATGACTGAAAGTATAACCCATAATCAGAAGTATCGGCAAGCAGAGGAAATACATCAACAAAAGATGCAACAAATGCAGGAGATGAATCAAATAAAGAAAGAAGAGCAACCTAGAGAGGGCACAGAAAATGAAGATAGAGGAAATTACTAAAGAAGAGTTTAAGGATTGGTATACAAGTAAAGTAACTAAATTAGTCTTAGATCAGTTGAGAACACTCAGGGAAGAACTAAAAGAGTACATAGGTAACGGCGGTACTCTTAGGAAAGATTCTGTAATAAGTACAGAATATGCAGTAGGTAGGATTCAGGGTCTTAATGATGTATTGGGTATTCAGTTCGAGGAACCAAAAGAGGGAACTAAGTATGGGCATTGAAGTATGTGGTCATAGAGTGTTGTTGAAGCCTCTATTTGTAGAAGAGGAAACGGAATGGGGATTTAAGTTGGATGTTGGAGAGAATTTCAAGAGGGAGAAAGCTGCTGCTGTAATGGGCACAGTGATTGCCATTGGCCCTACTGCATGGAAGGCATTTGATGGTGGAGATAAGGACTGGAAACCTTGGGCTAAAGTAGGTGATAAGGTACATTTTGCTAAGTATGGTGGAAAATTCATCACTATAGACAAAGAAGAGTATGTCATCGTCAACGATGAAGACATCCAAGCGGTCATAAAAGAGGACTAAGTTATGGTTAAAGAAGTAACCAAAGAAGAACTAGATCAAGGGCTTAATGCTCAAGAAGAGGTGGATATTTCACCGGACATTAGCGAAATAGAACAAGAGGCCCTCCAACATGGTTGGAATCCAGAAGGAGTAGAGGGGAAGAAGAACCTTACAGCCGAAGAGTTCATGGACCGTAAGCAATTGTATGAAGATCTTAGAACTATAAAAAGACGTAATAAGAGATTAGAGGAGAAGTACGACGCTCTTGAAAAGCATCATAAACACGTTAGTGAACGGGAACGAGAGAAACTCCTGCTTGAACTGAAACAGGCTAAGACAGCAGCACTTTCTCAAGATGATTATGCGGCGGTAGTGGAGATTGATGAACAACTTGCAAAAGCTCGTGAGTTGCCTACTACACAAGATAAGGTAGATGTAAATGAAGCTTTCCAAGAGTGGAAGAATGATAACAATTGGTATAACTCTGATTCTGAAATGACTGAGTATGCTGATATTGTTGGTGCTGGTTATTTTAATAAACATCAAAATGTTGAATTGGAAGAAGTATATAAATACGTATCCAAGGAAGTAAAGAAGCGTTTCCCTGAAAAGTTTGAATCTCAGAGACCTAAAAATACTATGGTGGAGGGAGCTACAAGGGGAAGGACAGTATCAAAGAGTAAATATTCTGAAAAAGACTTGCCTGAAGAAGATCGTCAGATTATGAGGACTTTAGTACGAAGTGGCGCTCTGACAGCGGAGCAATACCTAAAGGAATATTTTCAGTAAGAGTCACTTGGCTCAATTAGCTATATTAGGAGAATATTATGAGTAATACACAGACCATTAAGCAAGATTCTAAACAGGAACGAGTTTCCCGTAAGCAAAAAAGAGTTCCCATGAGTGGGTCGAGAATGAGGATGCACGTTGATGATGAGGATGTCCCAGTTGGTTTCAGGGTAGCTTGGATCAACGATAAGGACGGCCTTATCCATCGTGCTCGTAGAGCCGGTTACGATCATGTAACAGTTGCAGAAATCCCCTCCTGGGGTGATAGGGATGTGGACTCTGCAAATCCTTCTTCAGCAGTCATATCAATGCCTGTTGGTCAAGGAGTCGTTGCTTTTCTAATGAAGCAGCCCTTAGAATTTTATGAAGAAGATAGGACTGCCATGGATGATTTGATAGATGATCGTGAAGCGGATATGAAAAAAGAATTGAACAGTGGGAAAGATGGAAGTTATGGTTCTGTTAAAATCGAAAGAAAAAAATAGTATTCTCTTCCATAATCTCCTGTTCTTAAATAGGAGATATAAATATGGCAAATAAAGATTGGATGACATTTCGTCCAGTTATGCATCGTGATGGGTCTCCCTATAGTGGTTCTCACCGTAAATGTTATGCTGGTGAGGATCTTTTCCTAGGGGATCTTGTGGAAGCTAATGCTACC